CCTAGTTGAAGACGGCACCGGCCGCGTCACGGCGAATGCCTATGCGTCCGTCGAAGAGGTGGACGACATCCTCTCGGTCAACATCCACTCGCAGTGGAGCGTCATTGCTGACGAAACGACCAAAGAGAATCTGATCATGTGGGCCAGCCGCATCCTCGACGAGCGCGTGCGTTGGTTCGGCAAGAAGACGCACGAGACCTCCGGCCTCGCGTGGCCCCGGTCGCACATCCGCGACAAGGAGAACATCTTGGTCGATGACTCCGTCGTGCCGCGCGCCGTCAAGATCGCGACCGCGCTGCTCGCCGATCACCTGATCGCCGGCAACCCGGAAGTCGCGAACACCGGATCGAACCTGACCTCGTTGCAGGTTGACGTGATCGCGCTCAAGTTCGACGCCCGCCTCGCGCCTGAGAAATATCCGGCTGAAATCGGCTACGCCCTGCGTGGCCTTGGCTCCGTCTCCATGGGCCGTGGCGGTCCCAAGCGCATCGTGAAGCACTGATCATGGCCGGCTACAACGATCTCATCAAACAGCAGGTCTCGAACGCGTTCAAGAACATCCTTGCGCCCAACGGCCTGTCCGAGGAAATCACGGTCAAGTATTTCGTCAGCGAAGGCGCACACAACGTCGAGGACGACACGACCGAGACGATCTACAACGAGGTGAAAGACGTTGTGGTCATCGTCGCCAAGCCGGGCTTCGACGACGTGAAGAATCACGGCGTCGTCTTCTCCGACGCCAAGCTCATCATCCCCGGCCCCTTCATCCCATCCGAGCCGCAGGTCGATACCGACAAGGTCATCCGAGCAAACGGCGAGGAGTGGGACATCCGCAAGGTCGTCGGCGTGCCCGGCGGCGGCGTCTGGACCGTCTTCATCTATCGGACCTGATCCATGCCTCTCATCGGTAAAGACAAGGCGCGGGCGGCGGCCATGGCTTCGATCGACGCCTTGGAAGCCCGCTTCGCACAGAACATCGAAACCCTGTGCGAGGACATCGACAAGCACATCAAGGCGCTCACCCCTGTCAACACCGGTGAGGCTGTCCGCAACTATATCTGGACGACCGGAACTCCGAACAGCACCGTCTACAAGGCGATCGCAAACGGACCGACCGGCCCGACCAACAGTATGCGGCTGGGCAGCGAACCGCGCCGGCCGGCAAACGAAGCAGCAGCAGCCGAAAGCCTCAAGGCGCTCAACCTGAAAGCCAATCCCTTCGCTACGATCTACCTGTCCAACGTCGCACAGGACATCGTCGGATTGGAGCTTGGCATCCTGCCGGGACCGCCTTATCGTTCGCGATCCCCACAGGGTATGTTCGGCATCACCTCGCAACACTTCAACATTCTCGTCGCGGCGCAAGGAATTCTCAAATGAGCAAAGAAGCCGAGCGGGTCTACCTGACCAACAAGATGAAGACCGGCGAGGGCAACTATGCCTTCCCGATCGCCTATCCGAACCTCCCCTTCGACATCCCGACCAACGCGCCCTACGCCGAGTTCCACATCATCTCCTCTCCGCAGGGCGTGGTGGTCGGAGGCGAGGGGCGCGGCCGGGTCCGTATGCGCTATGCCGGGCTCGTTCAGTTGACGGTCTGGGTCCCAAAGGAGAAGGGCACGAAGACCGGAACCGTGTCCAGCGACACGTTCAAGGACTTGTTCCAGTTCAAGGTGGGGCGCGATACCGCCGGCCAGACCTACAAGTTCGGCTCGATCCAAGACTACACCCCGGAAACCAAGGCAGGCTGGGAGTGCTTCGTCTATCGCGTGCCCTTCAAGCGGGACTCGATCGAGCGGGTGCAGATCGGCATCTAATTTGCCGCCCACCGACATTCTCCCTTGACATATTAACCATTTTCAGTTACCATTGCGCTCTATTTCCGCTTCTTGTGCGGTGATCGGGGATCACTGTGTGCCAAGAGCGAATGTCACCGACATTTTAGCTTAACACAGCGACAGTCCCGCCCCTCATGAATCGGGGCCGCGCTCCCCTGCATTCTCCAAAGGGTAAACACCACATGGCAAACAAGCTGCTGGCCGATTCCAATCGCGCCTCGCTCCGCGAGATCATCGAAGACAACAACTTCTGGGGCGAAACGCCGCAGGTCGGCCGCACGCGCGCTCGCCGTTTCACCTCTTCGTCGATCACCGCGACCAAGGAAACCGCAACCTCGGACGAACTCCGCGACGACCGCATGGTGTCCTCGGTCATTGAGACCGCTGCTACCTCGGGTGGCGACATCGCGTGGGAATTCGCCGCAGGCACCCCGGACCTCGACTTCCAGCGCGCCCTGATGGGTGCTTGGTCGCGTCCGATGGAGTGGGACGTGTTCCGTGGCAAGACGGTGGCGATCACCGCCAACAACACCATCACGATCTCGGGCGGCGACTACACGGCCTATTTCACGGTCGGCCGTCGCGTCAAGACGAGCGGCTTCTTGGCCCGCGCGAACAACGACTATCTCCAGATCGCCTCGGTGAACTTCACCGACGGCAAGACCAACGTCCTCGTTACCGGCACGTCGCTGGTCGCGGAAGCTGGTTCGGCTGTCACCACGCTGGCTGACGCCAACGACGTGATCATCCTGAACAGCACCACGATCCGTTTCGGCACCTTCTCGGACACGATCGACTCCAACGGCACCAACGCGTTCGCCGCCGCGATCGCCGCCGGGCAGCTTGTCTCGGGTCAGCGCATCTTCGTCGAAGGCGTCGGCTATGAGGCCGGCACGATCACGCTGGCGTCCGTCGCGGACAACGAGCAGGTCACGATCTCGGACGGCTCCAACACCTTCACCTTCGAAGCGCAGTCGGACACCGACTACGCAACGGCGAGCGCCGTTGTGTTCGCTCTGGGCGCGGACGACAGCGAAACCGCTGCCAACCTCGCTGCGGCGATCAACGCCCTCCGCAGCGCCGGTGAACTGAACATCGTCGCCTCGGCCGCTGCTGCTGTGATCACCCTGACCAACCTGAACAAGGTCGGCGGCACGATCACCGAAGTGGACGCGACGCTGGAAGTCGTGAACTTCGCCGACGGCAACGCAGACTTGGGCGGCTTCTACACGATCCTCGCGATCACCAACGACGCGATCACCGTGGACCGTGCAGTTCCGCTGCTCGCAGCCGGCAAGCGCGTCACGATCAAGGGTTCGATGCTCCGCAACCCGAGCAACAACGCCGCCATCACGCCGCAGTCGGCTTCGGTCGAAACCGGCTTCCACGACGTTGGCCAGTTCTTCACCGTTGACGGTCTGCGCACCGGCAGCGTCGAACTGGAAGTGACCTCGGGTTCGATCGTCACCGGCTCGACGACGCTGCAAGGTCGCGAGACCAAGCGCGCGAACACGGAGAAGCTGACGGGCGTCAACTACACGCCGCTGGAAGCGCCGGCCACGGAAGTCGTCTCGGCGACCGCCAACGTCGGTATGCTGAGCGTCGATGGCGTTGAGCAGGCGACGGCGATCCGCTCGATCACCTTCTCGATCGACGGCAACCTCCGCAACCAGACCGCCGTGGGTTCCAAGTTCCCGGTGGGCATCGCGGCAGGCCGTCTGAACCTGACCGGCACGATCGAAGCCTATTTCGCCGACGGCACGCTGTATGACAAGTTCCTCAGCCACGAGACTGTCAGCCTCGCCTTCCCGATCATCGATATTGATCACAACACCTATTACTTCACCATCCCGGCGTTCAAGGTCTCCTCGGACCCGATCGCTCCGGCCGGCATCGATCAGGATGTCATGGAGACGATGGAATTCACCGCGTTCCGCGACGCGGCGACGAAGTGCATGATCCAGATCGATCGCTTCTCCAGCACCTCGCCGATCACCGCGCTGTAATGGCGCGGCCGATCGTCCTCCGAGGCGATTCCGGGAGCGCCTTCATCGAAGACGTTCCCGGTGGCTGACCTCCTCCCCGAAGAACTTCCCGGCGGCTGACCGCCAAACCGAATTGGCGGAGCCGACCTCCGCCTTACCAGCTTTCCCGACATCAATTTTCGCTGGCGAAACGGGGGCGGCCTTGTCGGGAGGCCGTCCCCACCCCTCCCCGACAAGGATGAATACCCGACATGGATATTTACGAAGCATTTGAGCGTAACCTCGAAGACACCCCGAAGACCTTCCCGCTCTCGGACACCGCTTCGATCACGTTGCTGCCGATGGGCGGTGAAAAGGCCCGGCGCGCTTTCGAGCGCATGATGGAGCCTTACAGCCCGCGCCTCAACGCCGGCGGCAAGCTGACCGAGGAAGAGAACAAGGCGCTCAACGTCCGCTTCTATGCCGAGCACATCGTCAAGGGCTGGTCCGGCATCAAGGATCGCGGCGGCAAGGAAGACATCGAATTCTCGGTGGAGAACGCCAAGGCGCTGTTCAGCGACAAGAAGCTGGAAGGCTTCTTCGCCCTGATCATCCGCATGGCCTCCAACGACGCCGCCTTCGAAGCCGCCAAGGCCGAGGCCGACGAGGGAAACTGATCGCCTACCTGAACTGGTCCTCCCGCACCACTTCGAAAAATTCGGAGTGGCTGCGGAAGGTTCAGGAGGAAAAAGGGATCAAGGTCAAGACCCTTGAGGACGAACCTGTGCTTTCGCCGCACCTCTTTTGGGTGTGGAAAGCCTTCACCGACCTGAACGCCCGCCGCCCCGTGGCCGGCATGGGAGGCTACCTCCCCTTCTCCTACATCGAAATCGAAGCCTACTGCCGACTGAAAGGCATCACCACGCTCAACGAGCGGGAACGGCTCCTTCGACTCCTCGACGCGCTCGATGCCGCTTGGATGAAGGCTTACGTCGAGAAATCGGAACGGGAAAACAAAACCACCCCAGCCCCTCCTCCGCCGTCCCACTCCCCGCCTCGCGGTGGCGGACGACGATCCCCTCCAAGAAAACAGGTGAGCTAACCCATGGACACCCATGGCATGAAGTTTGTAGTTGACACCTCCGGGGTCGCGAAAGGTTTTCGCGACTACCGGGCGGCTGTTGACGGCATTTTCAAGTCGCTGAGTCAGTTCGAAGCTCACGTCGATAAGACGATGAAGGGCGTCGCCAAGGCGTCCTCCAACCCCCAAGCCCTGAACGCTTTCAAGAAGTCGGTTCAGGCATTCTCCAAGATCGACATCGACACGGGCGCAGCCAAGAAGCTGTCGGCCCTGTCGTCGGCCATGGCCGGCTTCAAAGCGCCGAGCCAAGCGCAAAGCGCCAACGCGAAGAAGTTCTTCTCGACCCTGAGCGGCCTACCCGACCTGTCGGCGGCCTATCGCTCGGTCAAGTCGTTGAAGGGCCTGACCGAAGCCATGAACGGGTTCAAGGCCCCGTCGCAAACCCAAGCCAAAAATCTCGCTGCGTTCGGTGCTGCCGGCCTCAAGGCTGCGCCGGGCCTGAACGCGCTTGCCGGAATCAAGAATCTCTCGTCGGCCGCTGCTGGGATCAACACCATCTCGGGCGCGATGAAGGGCCTGCGTGCGCCGTCGGCGAACCAGATCACGAACCTCAACGCGTTGGCGATGGCCATGCGTCAGTTCCGATTCAACAACCTCAGCGGATCGGGCAACTTCTACGCGACCCTCGGCGCGATCGGTTCGTTCCGTGCTCCCACTCAGGCTCAAATCCGTAACCTGCAATCCTTCGTTGCGGCAGTCGCTTCCATGCGTGTGCCGCCGAACGCGACGCAGGTTGCCACCGCGCTTCACGCCATCGCAAACGCCGCAGCCAACGCCGGGAAGTCCCTTGGCGGACTCCGCTCGGGCCTCGGTGGTCTGGGCGGATCACTCGGCCGTGTAGGCTCGCAGGCGCAAGGCGCGTCGCTCCAGATGATGGGGCTGCAAAACGCATTCTCGGCTACCTTCCAAGTTGGCTCCTTGCTGCGATCGCTGCTGGGATCGCTGACGATCGCCGAAGTCGGACGTAACTTCTTCGAGGCCGCGAACGCGGCAATCCAGTTCAAGGCGCAGATGAGCGTCATGAACAAGGAAACCGCCTTCGCGAACACGCAGCTTAGCTACATCAACCAGACCGCCAACAAGTTCGGTATGGACGCGCTGGCTGCTGCCCAAGGCTTCGGTAAGGTCGCGATCGCCGCGAACAAGACCGGCATGACGGTCTCGCAGACGCAGCACATCTTCGAAGGCTTCTCGACCTCCATGGCTGTTCTCGGTGTTACGACCGCAGGGCAGAATGACGTGTGGCTGGCGCTGCAACAGGTCATGAACAAGGGCTATCTGTCGGCCGAAGAACTCAACCAGCAGCTTAACGAAAAGCTGCCGGGCGCGATGGCCTATGCCGCCGAATACGCCAAGTCGCTGGGGATGACGCTGGAAGACGGCCTCAAGAAAAAGGCGCTCGACGCACAGGGCGTCCTCAAGCACGTCGCTGACCGCATGAAGCAGGACTTCGGTCCGGCCATGGCACAGGCGATGGATCGCCCTTCGTTCCAGATGACTGTTCTCAAGAACAAGGTCAACGAGTTCTATCAGGCAGTCGGCGAACGCGGTGGTAACGAAGCCTTCGCGAACCTGCTGCGTAGCATCACCGACCGGATGGACCCGGCGGCGATCGACCGCTACGCCACCGCGATCGGCGAGGGCTTGAAGAAGGCTGTCGATAGCCTGTCCAACGCGTTCAACTGGCTTTTCGAGAATTGGGATTCGATCAAGGGACCGCTGTCCACCACGCTCAATCTGATGGGTAAGTGGATGATCATGTCGGCCACCCTCCAGATCGGTCGCTTCATGGTCACGCCGCTGCTCCAGCTTGTCGGCGCGCTCGGCGCTGCCCGCACGGCCGGTGCCAGCTTCTCGGCGATGCTGGCCGGCCAGAAGTTCAACCTGATCGCCTCGTCGCAGGCGATGCAGGGATTGAGCGGCTATGCTCGCGTCGCTGCGACTTCGATGCTGGCGTTCCGCAACAGTGTCGCCACCTCCATCGCCGTGTCACGCGCTGCTGGCCTCAGCTTCGCCGCGACGGCAGCATCGCTGATGACGCTGAACAACGCTGGTCTGGCTGCTGCTGCTGGTCTGCGTGGGCTGGTCAACCTGCTGGGCGGTCCGGTGATCCTGACGATGGCTGCTGTCGCGGCGTCGGGCTATATGCTCTGGGACCAGTGGAACGAGGGCACCAAGGCGATCACGGGGACCGAAGAGGCATCGAAGAAGATCAAGGATCGCCTCAATGAGGTGACCACGTCACTGTATCTCAACAACGCGGCGGCGATCGAAGCACGGAACAAGCAGTCCGGCCTTGGTGGCGTCATGGGTCTCGTGACGACGGCGATGGAAATCTATCGCCAGAAGATGGACGAAGTCACCGGCGGCCTGTGGTCGCAGGCTGATGCTGTGCGCAACCTCGCGATCGAGAAGGCGAAGCTGGCAGTCACCGAGGCTCGCGCCAACCTTACCGCGTCGCAGATGGAAACGCCGGACGAGTTGTTCGCACAGGGGCGGAACCTCCGCAAGAACGGTCGTGGTTGGTTCCAGAAGGGCGTCCTCGGCACCTATTCCACCCTGCGTGGTTATGGCGAGCAGTTCTCGTCGTGGAGCGGCATCGATCCGAGCGTCGAAGACAAGCGCTCGGCTGTCGCAACCAACCGCAACACCCTTGCACAAGCCGAAGCCACCCTCGCACAGGCGCAGGGCACCACGACCATGGACATCGTCGATGGTATGAAGCGAGACCGCGAGCGCTGGGCGGCTGGTGTCACCAAGCCAGACCGTGTCACGCCGACCGAAAAGGGTGACGGCGCAGGTAAGGCCGCGCGCGAAGCCAAGGCACTGTCCACGGCTGTCGATGGTCTGATGCGTAAGCTGTCGGAGTCCAACGACCTGTGGAAGCTGTCGCAGGACTATGTCGCGGACCTGACCTCCGAAGCTCGCACGCTTCTCAACGATGGCTCGTTCAAGCAGTGGTCGCAGAACCTCCAGACCGACTTCAAGGCGGGGAAGGTCAGCGCTGACAGCCTGATCAAGTCGCTGGAGCAGCCGGGCGCGATCTCGCAAAAGACGCTGACGGAACTCAAGAACCGTTACGGCACGGATGTCCAAGGCATCATCGACATGTTGCGCGCCCAGCAGGCGGATTATGAGGACGCCGTAAAGGACGCGACGATCAAGCAGATCGACCGCCAGTTGGTTTACCTCGACCGGGCGATGAACCGTCTGGCTGACAACAGCCCGGCGATCAAGCTGAACATCGACTTCGCTGCGGACATGCAGGCAGGGGCCAAGGGCCTTATGTCGAAGGACCAGTTCGTCGGCTTCACCGACACGCTGCGTGGTCTGCGTGCAGGCACCGTCAGCGCCGAAGCCGCGACAGCGGAGTTCAACACGCGCCTGCTCGCCAGCGCCGACATCACCAAGCTCACCAAGGAACAGACGGACGCACTGACCGCCGCCACCAACCGTAATCTGGCGGCCCTCAACTACCAGAAGGCTCAAGCGGCCGAGAACGCCGCCTTTGGCGCGACGCGTCTTCGCCAGATGCGTGAAGAAAATGCGGTGCTGATGCTCAACGCGAGCCAGCAGAGCATCTATTCGGACGTGCTGGAGGAAGTCCGCACGCGTCTGGAGAAGGGCGAATCCGTCACGCAGGCCCAGATTCAGGGCTATGTCCGTCAGGCCGAAGCCCTGTCAAGCCTCAACGACCAGTTGAAGCGCAACAAGGAGTTCTTCGAGAACAACGGCATCCGCAGCTACCTCAACGGCCTCAAGTCGGTTGGCGAAGCTGCAAACGAGCTTGACAAGAATGTCCTCCAGTCGCTGGAAGATCAGCTTTTCAATCTCGGAACGAAGGGTAAGTTCAGCTTCAAGGCGATCTTCGACACGATCCAGCAGGGCTTGATCCGTGCCTCGTCGCAGAAGATCACCGAAGGCATCACCAAGATGTTCACGAGCAAGGAGGACCGTGAGAACGGGACCGCCTCGCCGATGGGCAAGCTGTTCGAAATGATCGGCCTTGGTAAGTATGAGCCGAAGCAGGCGGCCCCGCTGGGTTCGTCCGCCGCTTCGGCCATGTGGGTCCAGCTTGTCAACGGGATCAGTCCGACGACTGGCCAGCAGACGGCCATCAACCCGACCACCGGCCTTCCGAACAATGCAGCCGTGTCGGGAACTGATCCGGCTTCGACGATCGTGAACGCCGTGGCGTCGATCACGGGCGGAAACGCCGCAGGCACCACCAGCACCAGCACCGGATCGAGCACGCCTCCTCCGGCGGTGACCGAGGCCGCGACCCAGACGGCACAGGCCTTCGGCTCCTCGCTGACCAGCCTGATGCCGGCGATCGGCGCGTCCTTCTCGGGCGCGTTCAATGGACCGATCGCGGGCATCTCTCAGATGTTTGCCCAGATGCTGGCACAGCAGATGACGGGCGGCACGGGCGGCGGTATGGGAAGCACGCTGGGCGCTGTTGGTGGTATGCTTGGCAGCACGCTGGGCAAGGCCATCGGCGGCAAGACCGGTGCAGCAATCGGCGGCGCGCTGGGCACCATCGCAGGCACCGTTGGCGGTGCTTATCTTGGCGGCTTCAAGGAAGGCGGTATCGTCGGTTCGCCGGTGACCAAGAGCTATGCGACCCCGTCGATGTTCGTCAATGCTCCCCACTACAAGGAAGGCACGGCGAACACCAGCGGCGGCATCCCGGCCGTCCTGCACGACAACGAGGCCGTCATTCCGCTGAGCCGTGGCCGCAAGGTCCCGGTTGATCTGGGTGGCGCAGCCAAGAAGGGCACGCAGGTCAATCAGGTGTTCAACATCCAGACGCCAGACGCGAACTCGTTCCGCAAGAGCGACCAGCAGATTGCCTCGAACATGCACGCACAGGCCGCTCGCGCCTACCGCCGCAACAACTGAGCCTGACCGACATTCTAACTTGACATGCACCGACATTGTCAGTAGACGGTCAGGCTCATTCAAGCAGGAATCTTCATGCAAATTGCACAATTCCATGAAGTCCGATTCCCGGAGGACATCTCTTATGGGTCCTCCGGTGGTCCGGGCTTCAAGACCACCGTGATCGAACTGGCTTCGGGTCACGAGCAGCGCAACATCGACTGGTCCTTGGCTCGCGCCACCTATGACGCCTCCTATGGCGTCAAGAACCGCGAGGCGATGGAAGACGTGCTCGATTTCTTCCACGCCCGGCGCGGCAAGGCATATGGCTTCCGCTTCAAGGACTGGATGGACTTCGCGCTGGATCGGCAGGTGATCGGTCAGGTTGACACCGACGGCGATGTCGAACTCCAGATTTACAAGCGCTACGAGCCGCTGACCGCGCACTATTACGATCGCCCCCTGCTCAAGCTGGTGCCCGATACCGTCCACTGGTGGGTCAACGGCGAAGCGCAAGACCCGATCGCCATCAGCACCACCACCGGCATCATCTCTGCATCCGGCCTGACGCCCAACGCGGTGGTCGAAGCGCAGTGCGAGTTCGATGTCCCGGTCCGTTTCAACACCGACGAAATGCTGGTCACCCACGACGATTATGAACTGATGTCGTGGCCGTCGATCCCCCTCGTCGAACTCAAGCCGCGCTGATCCCCCATGAAAGAAATCTCCGCCGCCCTCTCTGATCACCTCGATCAGGAAGTCACCACGCTTTGCTCGTGCTGGAAGATCGTGCGTCGGGACGGTGTCGTCTTCGGCTTCACGGACCACGACCGCGACATCTTCATCGACGATGTCCTCTACGAGGCCGAGGCCAGCTACAACCGCACCGCGATCGCGACTTCGTCCGACTTCTCCGTCGCCAATCTCGATGTCAGCGGCATCCTCGATTCCGACCGCATGACCGAATATGATCTGCGCGCCGGCCTGTTCAACCGCGCCGATGTGTATGTCTTCGTCGTCAATTGGGCAGACCTGAGCCAAGGCATTCTCCGCGTCCGTCGTGGGTGGTTTGGTGAAGTCTCGCTGCTCAACAACGGCACCTTCACCACCGAGATTCGCGGCCTCGCCCAAGCGCTGTCGCACAACTTCATCGAAGTCTATTCGCCGGAGTGCCGGGCGGACTTCTGCGATTCCCGCTGCAAGCTCAACATCGCTGACTTCACCAACAGCGGGACGGTCACGTCCAGTTCCGGTTTTGACAGCTTCGCGGCCAGCGCGCTCCCGGACGCACCGACGACCGGGACCTCAGCCGGTGCTCACAAGACATGGGCGATCCACCCTTATGGGTTCCCCTTGGGACAGATCGTCGGCATCGCCGAGGTGCGTCTGTGGGACCAGCAGGGTAATCTCATCGAAGGCGGCCGGGTCACTGACATGGCCTATCTGGTGAGCAAGGACAAGTCGATCCAGAAAGCCTTGAACGAGGTGGATGACGCCAGCGAGTATGACTACGACGAGGGCACCTACAAGGAGATCGTCAAGGGACGCGGCCCGAAGAAGGCGCGCGACGCCCGCATGGACACGGGCTGGCGCACCACGCTGATCCCGGACACCGTCACTGAGATGACGGACATCCGCCTGATCTTCACCTTCGACACTCCGGTCGATGTGAAGACCGTCGAGATCATCACCCCCTCGCGATTCGAGGAAGCGCCGACCGCCTTCACCTTGGAATATACCGACGACGACATCGACGCCGTCGATCGCATCAAGGATTTGGCACAAGCCCGCACGGCCTATTTCAACCTCGAATGGGGCGTCGCCAAGGATTGCTCGCACGTCTTCACCGCCGCTGGCCAGTCGGCCATCTGGGGGCTGGGGTCGGGTGACGACACTCCGATCAACATCGCGGACGTGCCGGTCGATATTCCGCCGCCCTACAACTCCGTCTCGACCTACGAGGGCGGGACGATCAAGTGGCTGTCAGGGCGCAATATGGGCCGCGTGGTCGAGATCACCGACTATGCGGACGACACGAACACGGTCACCTTGTTCGAGAGCATGTCCTACGCGATCGCGGTTGGCGACACCTTCGAGATCACCCAAGGATGCGACGGCTCCCTCGCCCGGTGCAAGCTCTACAACAACGTCATCAACCGTCGTGCGGAGGACTACATCCCCGGCAACGACGAATACATGAAGTATCCCGATGCCAAGTAATCATGATCTGATCGAAGCCGCCCGCAGCTATATGGGCTGCAAGTGGATGCACCAAGGCCGCAATCGTGCTGGTATCGATTGCGCCGGTCTCATCGTCTGTGCGACGGCCGACGCCGGTTCGCCCATCGCGGACATGCAGGGCTACCGCCGATCGCCTGACCCTGAGAAGTTCCTCGGCCACATCCGCGACAACACCCTCCCCGAGATCGAGCCGCTGCCGGGAACCATGGCGATCTTCCGGGGCAGTTCCCAGCCCTGCCACATTGGCATCTTCACCGAGTATCAGGGCGTGCTCGGATTCATCCATTCCAACGCTTCGGTCGGGCAGGTCATGGAGGAGCCTTTCCTCCACGAGTGGCCGCGCCTGCTGATCGAAATTCGCCGCTTCAAGGGATTTGATTACTAATGGGTCAGCTAGTCATGACCGTCGTCGGCGGCGTCGCAGGTTTTCTGGTCGGCGGCCCGATGGGCGCTGCTATCGGTATGCAACTCGGTGGCATGGTGGGCGGCCTGCTGTTCGGTCCGTCGATCAAAGGCCCGCGCCTGCAAGACCTCAAGGTCACCGCCTCGACCTACGGCGCGGCCATCCCGGAAATCTATGGGACGGTCCGCCTTGGCACGAACCTGATCTGGACCTCCGGCATCAAGGAAACCAAGCACAAGAGCGGCGGTAAGGGTGCCCCCAAGCAGACGACCTATACCTACGACGCCACCTTCGCCGTCGGCCTGTGCCGGGGACCGATCACGAACGTCCTGCGTATCTGGGCCGACGGCAAACTGATCTGGGATCAATCGAGCAGCACCTCACGCACCATCGGTGGCACGTTCGGTAACTTCGACTTTGGCAGCGCTTTGGTCACCTTGATGAGTTCGAAATCGAAGGGCAAGAAGAGCGTAAAGGTCCGCGTCTATCGTGGCACCGAAGACCAGCTTCCTGACTCGCTGATCTCGGCTCATAAGGGCGCGGGCAATGTCTCGGCGCACCGTGGCCTGTGCTATCTCGTGTTCGAAAAGCTCCAGCTTGACGATTTCGGTAATCGCATCCCGTCGATCACCGTCGAGGTGAGCAAGACCGAAGCAGCCGCCTTCCCTGCGATCGCTGCTACGTCGTCGGGCGCAACCTCGCCGATCTACAGCACTTGGTATCCTGATTGGGAGACCGGCCGCATCTACGCGAACGTCGGCGGAGGCTCCGTCAAGGTCTTCGACCTCGGCACCATGGCCGAAATGTATGCGACCCCGCTGTCCGGCGGGCGGACCACTGCGTTCACGCCATCCGGGAACTCGGGCAATTATGTCGTTCCGGGCGCAGGTCTCTACTTCTCCGAAGTCGGGACCGGCAACTCGCGCCCGATCGAGATGTATGAGATGAACGGGTTCAGCCGAATGGACACGATCGGTAAGGACGGGTCGTCGCTGGGCGGCGTGTTCATCGATGCCTCCGGGAACCTGATCGAGCAGTATGGCGCGCTGGGGACGGCAGGCCATACCTATGTCAACGGCGGCACCGGCCGGCAACTCTATTACATGCACTTCGACCACACCCGGTCGGTGTGGTGCTTCGCCCAGAACGATAGCATCCCTGTGTTCACCGAGAAGGCTCCCTTCACCCCGAGCAACGCATTCTCGGGCCGTCAAGGCGACAACTCCTCGGAGATCATTGGCTGGCGCTCGGCGAACAACCGCCTCGAACTCCTGATCTATAACATCCCGGCCGGGTCGAAAGGCAACGTCGCAACTGACGCGAATGGTTCTCGCTGGACTCAGTCCAGCGGCTGGTCCAGCCGCACGGCTTATCTTGTCCCGACCGGGCACACACGCTTCACCCCTCGGGTTGTGCTTTACGATCCGACCGACGACTGCATCTTCGCGATGGGCATCAACCAGAGCGGCGTGGCTGTCGCTTTCAAGTGGTCGGTCCCGAACAACACCTACAAGTTCGTCACCACACCTGCGAACCTGAAACCACCGACGGACATGAAGCACAGCCGGATCGCTGGCGGCTCCTTCGGCTGGTATACCTACACGTTGTCCACCGGGGCGTTGTTCCAAGAGATCGACATCCAGACCGGAGCCTTGACCCTCAACAAGGGTATTTCCACCACAGATATGCAGTGGGGATCGGCAGCAGCCGCCGGCGGCAACCAGTATTGGGACGACCAGTCCGGCAGCTTGGTCATGGCCACGCAGAACGCCTACCGGCGCGTCTATTTCCGATCGACCGGCGAAGCCAGCACGGTGGAGAACGTCGCCCGCGCCATCTGCCTTCGCAGCGGCGTCCTGACCAACGATGACCTCGACTTCACGGAACTGTCGGAAGGGAGCCTCGTCGGCTACCTGATCGATCGCGAATGCTCGGCGCGCGATGCCCTCAAGCAGCTTGCCACCGGCTACCTGTTCGACGGGTTCGAGAGCGACTACCGGCTCAAGCTGCGCTCGCGCGGCCTGACCACGGCTGTCACCATCCCGGAGGACTGGATTGGCTCGGGCGACGACGGCATGACCGTCAAGGAGACGCTGACGCAGGAACTCGAAATGCCGATGCGCGTCTCGGTCAACTATTACGATGTTGCCCGCGACCACCAGCAGAACACCCAATCCGCCAAGCGTGTCTCCGCGCCCATCCCGACCATGTGGACGGCCAAGGAAGAGATCATGGAACTGCCGATCACATGGCAGGCATCCAACGCCAAGCAGTGTGCTGAGAAGATTCTCAAGATGATGTGGGCGAACCGCTGGAGCTACCAGTTCACGCTCCCGTGGCGCTATATGAAGTATGACCCGGCCGACATCGCCTCGGTCCAGCTTCGTGACGGCACGACCTACACCATGCGCTTCAACTCGGTGAACATCGGCGCTGACTTCACGATGGAGATCGACGCCGTCAGCGAGCGCGCTGCCGCCTATGTCTCGACCGCCGTGGGTAGCTCGGGCGATGCGCCGGTGCAGTATATCCCTGTCACCTACCCGTGTCAGCCGTTCGTCATCAACACGCCGCTGCTGCGTGACATCGACTACAACACGGACGGTAACTCCACGCTGTATCTGACGGTGGTCACCGACGCGCCGGTCTTCAACGGGGCCTACCTCTACATGAATGCCGGCGGCGGGGTCAATTTCGAAGCTATCGGTCATATCTCGGCAGACAATGTGTCGGGTCTCGTGGTCAACGCGCTCCCGCCGACCAAGAGCTATGAATCGACCGACGAACAGACGGTTCTCAAGGTGCGCCTGACGGATGATGACGCCGAACTGGAATCGGTTCTGCAAGAGGACATGCTGACCGACTATCTGAACGCCGCTGTCGTGGGTGAGGAGATCATCCAGTTCCGCGACGCGGAGAAGCAGACAGACGGAACGTGGCACCTGTCGGGTATCCTACGGGCGCGGCGCGGCACCAACTACGCGGTCAACAACCACAAGCCGGGTGCTCGCTTCCTCCTGCTGGCGGAATCGGTCCTGATCAAAAACAGCCGCCCGCCGGAAGACTATTACACTACCGACACCTTCAAGGCGGTCCCGGACTCCGGCGCAGTCGAAGATGCAGTTCCCTACGCATCCAAACTGGTGCCGCGTGACCTCATGCCTTACACCCCGGAGGACTTCGGGATCGAGGACGACGGCACCACCGTGACGATCACCATGAGCCGACGCTCGCGGGTGATCGACCCGATGCGCGATGGTGGCGAGTTCATCCACTACCGGGAAGGCGACAAAGCCAGCGCCCGGATCATGTGGAGCGTCTGGGCGGGCCTCACCGTGAACGATACGGCGACCGTCAAGACGCCGACGATCTCGGCCCCGCTACCGTTGTTCGATGCGGCCGGGCTGGACATCCCGCCGGTCGTAACCTTCCCTCTCGCCTCCCTTGGCGGTGCCACGGGCTTCCTGCTCAAGGCATATGAAACGGGGTATGCGGATGGCACACCCAAATGGATGCACTTCGAACGCATCGACACCAACCGCTGGAACATGACCGAAGTCTATTGACTTTCGAGCACCGACAGTTTAAGTGAACACACTGTCAATTGAGGATAGTATGCCGACAACGCCGATTCTGGGGATCAATCAAGTCTCCGCCTCCCAGAACCAGAAAGAAGTCACCATCAACGACGCGATCCTCGCGTTGGAGGCGGCGACGAACGCGACCCTGTCGGTTTCGATGGACCCTGCCAACAGCTACTCGCTGTCGTCGGTGCAGGCATCGCGAAACATGGTCTTCCACGGGATCGAAGCGACCGAACCCTGTCAGCTTCGGTTCCCGAACGAGGTCAACGGTATCCCGTTCAATCGGACCTTCGTGGTTCGCAACACCTCCACGCAGCCTCTCACCGTCCAGTTCGCTTCCGGCACCGGTGACACCGTCGTCGTGCCAAACGGACAGGCGCGCTTGATCGCTGCCGTCAACGGTCAGGATATGATCGTCGCGGCCGAGCCGGAGGTGCCGGTTTCGTTCATGAGCCTGAATGACTCGCCGGGAACCTACGCAGGCAACGCCGGCCGGGTGCTTGCGGTCAATCTCGAAGAGAACGCAATCGAGTTCGTCGATGTGTCGGTCTTCCCCTCCTACAGCGGGAACGCCAACAAATATCTGGTGCTCAACAGCACGGCGTCGGCGGTCGAATGGCGGACGCTGACGATGACGTTCGCCCAGCTTACCGATACGCCTTCCAATTTCGCAGGCATGTCAGGCAAGCTCGTCGCGGTCAACACCAGCGAAACCGGCGTCGAGTTCATCGACATCCCGCCGATCGAAGCCATGTCCCCGGTCTCGTCCACCCGCTGGCGCATCCGCACCGTCGAGGCGGGCGCGGAGTTGCAGGTCGGATGGGGCGAGATCGAAATGCTCGATGTGGACGGCTTCAACCGCGTCGCATCGGGCGTGGTCACGGCGTCGTCGTTCGACACCGGGCGAGAAGCTACCTACGCTTTCGACGGCCTGACCAGCGAAGGTAATGGCTGGCTCTCGGTCGAGGGCGACCTGATCGGATCGTGGATCGAATATGAGTTCCCGACCGCTCAGTCGATCCGCAACATCCGCCTCTATCCCATCAATGGCTTCCCCGAGTTCAGCCCGGCGCAGTTTATCATCGAAGCCGCTTCGGGCATCGAATGGGTTGACCTAGGTCAGCGCGAGGCGGTCGCATGGGAAAGCGGCGTCTCACAGACATTCTCAGTTAACGGTATAGCGCTTGAAACTATCGAGGAAGCTCCCTCGGGTGGGGGCACCTATGCGCGCCGTAACGGTAGCTGGGAAGAGATCAGCGAAGTCGTCCGAGACACGATCGGGGCTGCTCTGCGTGCTGGGTCGAACGTCTCGATCGGGGTGAACGACGCGGCCGATACCATCACGATCAGCGCGACCAACACGACCGACCCGGAAGTCGTTCGCGACACGATGGCGGCTGCGCTCGTGGCCGGCGCGAACACCCAGCTTGTGGTGGACGACAACGCCAACACGATCACCATCAATTCGATCACGCCGGGCAGCACTGCTGACCCGGAGTTCATCCGCGACACGATCGGGGCCGCGCTGGTCGCCGGGACCAACATCGCGATCACGGTCAACGATTCCAACGACACGATCACGATCCACTCGACCGGCACGTCGGATGGCGAGTTCATCCGCGACACCATCGGCACCGCTCTCCGTTCGGGCAGTGGAGCTTCGATCGTGGTCAACGATGGTGCGGACACCATCACGATCTCGGCCGACCCGGAGTTCATCCGCGACACCATAGGCGACGCGGTGCGGAGTGGCACCGGCGTCGCCGTCACCGTGGACGACGCCGCCAACACCATCACCTTCGCGGCCGACCCGGAATATATACGTGACACGATTGGCACCGCCCTTGTCGCCGGCACCGGCACGACCGTCACGGTCAATGACGCAGGCAACACCATCGCCGTCAATTCCGACCCGGAATTCATCCGGGACACGGTAGGCGAGGCGCTGGTCGCAGGCATCGGCATCGCGATCGCGGTTGACGACGACAACAACCAGATCACCATCACGGCGACGAGCAGCGGCGGCGACGGCGGCTTCGACGCCGAGAGCGTGCGCGACACGATCGCTGCCGCCTTGGTGGCCGGCAATGGTATCCAGATCGCCGCGAACGACGCGGCCGATACCATCACTGTCACGGCGGACGCGGAATATATCCGCGACACGATCGGTGCCACGATGGTCGCCGGGGCCAATGTCACCATCAGCGTCAACGACGCGGCCAACACCATCACGATCGCGGCGGCGGCTTACGATTCCGAAGTCGTCCGAGACCTGATCGGCGCGACGTTGGTTGCCGGCACGGGCGTGACCATCGACGTGAACGACGCCGGCAATACGGTGACGATCTCGTCGGCGGGTATCGATCTGGAAACCGTGCGTGATGCGATTGGCACCACGCTCGTTGCGGGTGATGGTGTGACCATCGACGTGAACGACGCCGCAAACACGGTGACGATCTCGGCGACCGGCACCGGCGGCACGACGGACTCGGAGTTCATCCGCGATACGATCGGAGCCGCACTGGTTGCTGGCACCGGCACCACCGTCACGGTTGACGACGATGCCAACACCATCAAGATCAACGCGACGTTCGGCGCGGAAGAAGCACTTGACCTGATCGGCGCATCGCTCGTGGGTGGGCCTTATGTCACCGTCACGCCAGACGACGCCGCGAACTCAATTCAGATCGACGTGACTCCCGACCCGGAAGCGGTGCGCGATACCGTGGCGGCGGCACTGGTGGCCGGGCAAGGCATCGAAATCGTCCACAACGATTTCATGAACTCGATCACCATCACCAACCTCGGCCTCGGCACGCAGGACGCGGAGACCATCCGCGACGTGATGATGGCGGCCTTCCGCCCTCGAAACGGCGTTCTCATCTCGGAAGATGACAACAACAACCTGATCTATGTCGAGAGCGACCCGGAATTTATTCGGGACACGATCGGCGCAGCCATGCGGTCGGGCACGGGGATCGCGGTAACACCGGACGATAACGCGAACACGATCACCGTGGCTCTGGATACAGAGACGCTGATCGACGCGGTTGCGGCTTCTGTATCCGGGACTTCGGGCGCAGTCGTCAATTATGACGACCCGAACAACGTCATCAATTTCACGGTGGACCCGGAGTTCATCCGTGACACGATCGGGGCGACTCTTGTTGCAGGGGCTGGCGTCGGCATCGGCGTCAACGACGCGGCCAATACGATCACCATCTCGGCAACCGGATCGGCCACGATCCCGTTCATCTATGCGCCTTCCCTCTTCTACCCCGGCGCGATGACATCGGCGGCTGTGGTGATGCTCCGCCACGCCTTTGTGACCGAAGCGCAGCTACCGGCAAATTGCGCGGGAGCAAAAGGTGGTCGATCCGCTGCGCCTACAAATACATCGGTGTATAAGGTGCAAAGGGCATTGTCTGCCACTCCAACTGTGTTCGTGGACATCGGCTCGATCACCTTCACCGCCGGTTCGATTACCCCGACCTTCGCTACCGCAGGAGGGAGCGATTACACGTTTGCGGCAGGGGATATTCTTCAAGTCCTCAGCCCCGACGTTCCTGATCCTACCCTTACCGACGTTTATCTCACCTTTCTTCTCAATAGGATTTCTTAACATGGCAGTTCGCCTGTATCGATACGACGATGAATCGGCTCCCACCCTCAACGGTCAGGCCGGCTCGCTCACCAAACTTCTCGACGCCGTTCTGGTGAACGGCTACGGCACCAAGCCCGGCGCTGGGTGGTCCATCTCCCAGACCGCCACCAATAAGCGCGCATACCAGCAAGGCACCGGAGGCAATCACCCGGTTGGCATCCACATGTATATCGACGATGCTGCACCGGGCGGTGGCGGTGCGCGGGAAGCGCGTGTCTGTGGGTTCGAAACGATGTCTGCGGCGACGCCGGTAGGGACCGGGCAGTTCCCAACCCCTTCGCAGTCCACGATCGGTTTTGGTGCGCTTGTTATCCGTAAGTCGTCGGACACGAACGCCACCGCCCGCAAGTGGTATGCCGTCGCAGATGCGTGGACGGTGTATCTCTTCATCGAGCCGGGGAACAATGGCAGCTATAGCCTCCCGCTAGGTTATGCGTTCATGTTTGGTGACTTCCAGTCCTTCAAGGAAGGCGATGCTTACGCGCAGATCATCGTCGCACGCTCGCTCGAAAATACCGATACGGCAAGCGGTGAGAATTTCTCCATGTTCCCGAACGGGCGGATGGAATACACGGTCAACGGCAACATTCCCGGTCACTTTGTTAGTCGGCACTGGAACCAGCTTGCGTCGTCCCAGCGCGCCGGTAAGATGGCCACGAGCTTCTGCGGCGATTACGCTATGTGGGCAGGCAACGATACCGTGGGCGGTGACGGTAACGAAGGATATTGGGGACCGGGTTCGGCTGAGCGTCAGCGTTACTTCTTCCCCTACCCGAACCCGGTGGACGGGGCGCTGTGGATGTCGCCGGTCTATATCAACCAGCAGGGGATGCGTGGTTATTTCAAGGGACTGTGGTTCCCTCAACACCACGCGCCGCTGAACCCCGGTGATACGTTCACCGCCGCCACGGGCAATCTGGCAGGCAAGAGCTTCCTCGCAGCCAGTAGCTGTATGCGGTGGACCGACAGCAACTGGTGGGTGAACACGCAGTTCTTCATCGAATATTCGGATACTTGGCCCGCATGACCGTAGCAACTTTCTTCGACAACTACCGCGCCGACGCGGACATCCGTTACTCAGGAAGTGGGGACTTGGTCCCCACTCTCCGAGGAACACGGTGGGCTGTGATTAGCTCACCCAACACCTTTGTCGTTTTCCCAAACGGCACGCAGGTCGGCGATCTTGTCGTATTCGTCGCAAGCTCGCCATGGGATTTCAACGGGACCAATTCCGGCCTCGACGGCATCCGAACGGAGATCGAGTATATCAACGGCGGCGGCACTCCGGTCTCCGGCTGGTTGTTCTATTTGACCGCGAGCGAAGCTATGATCACGGCGGGCGGCGTGACTTTGAACGCCCCTTCCGCACCAAGCGGCCTGATCGTCGTTGCTTCCTTCGACGGCTCGGAAAACCTTTCGGTCAGTAAGGTGCAATCCGCGCGCCCTACCGGGGCTACGCTGGTGAACAGCTTGAGCCTCGGAGGTGCAAACCAAAGCGATTATTTCATCGTCTTCGGTGCCGTGGAAACCAACACGACCGTTGACCTTGGTATAGTCTCGCCTACCTACACCTACAACTCCTCTGCTTTCAGCGGCGCGGCAGCAGTCTTTACACCCAGCACGCGCACCGCAGGGACGGCGATCACCTACGGGGCATCTCCGGGCGGGAGCTACAATTGCGCCGTCAGAATCAGCCGCTCTCCGGTTGGCTCAGGGCTGAGCGCGGCCAGCGTTGCACAGGCGACGGGGTGTGTCAGCCGGCGCTTCATCTCCGGCCCGGTCTATTTCGAAGTGACGGTGGACACGCTCGTCGGAAACATGGGTCCGGGGATCGCGTCCATGGATCACAACTACAACAACCTGCTGGGGTCCGACCGGAACTCCTTCTTCTACCAGCAGAATGGGCAGGTCCGCATCAACAATGCCACGCTCGCTACTCTGGCCGCCTTTGCTCAAGGGGACCGGATCGACGTGGCTTACCACCCCGGTAGCCGACACGTCTGGTTCCGAGTCAATGGAGGTAGCTGGAACAACGACGGGACGGCGAACCCAGCCACTGACACAGGCTATATCGATGTCAACCCGACCGGGCTACTCGTGACCGGGCCGGTTTTCTGGCCTAACCAATCTACCCCTGCCGTCAGCTTCTCCGCCGCCGGTGGCTCGATGACAGCAAACTTCGCAGCCGCAGACTTCGTGGGCACTCCGCCGGCTGGCTTCTACTCCATTGAAGAAACTGTCGTGGGAGCAGTCCACAACACCGATAGGATGAGCCACATGGTGTTTGGATCGGCGACGGCATTCCCCAGCGACTGGCACTGCACCGCGACCGAGAAGGCGCAGGACAACCACACCGCCGCCATCACCATACCCGCTGGTCCGGTGAAAGTCATCGCCGGTAAGGTCATGGAAGATAGTGTCGGCGTCGAAGGCAGGAAGGTCCGGCTCTACAACAAGCGCACCGGTGATTATGTCGGCACTGCGACGACGGACGCATCGGGGAATTACCTCATCCCCGCGCAGGAACCCGACGCACCTCACTTCGTCGTCGCCTTCGACGATCCTGAGTATAACGCCAAGGTGTTCGACAATGTGATCCCCGGCTGATGGCTTACGATCCGCCGGAAACCCCGAACATCATCTTCAACTTCACGACGACGCCTTACATCCCGCCGGAAACGCCGGATGTAAACTTCGAGATGACGACCGAAGATGACACCGGCGGCGGGCCGTCCTTCGACCCCCGCCGGGTCCAGTTCTTCATCATCACCTGACGAGGCAGGAGGCGCGACTCAGTCCGCGCCTCCGACATTCTGACTTGACATTCACCGACAGTTTCAATAGACTATCGGCCAATCGAGGATACTATGCCGACCACGCCGATTCTGGGTATCACCCAAGTCTCCATCGCCCAAAATCAGAAAGAAGTGACCATCAACGACGCGATCCTCGCGTTGGAGGCGGCGACGAATGCCGTCCTGTCGGTCTCGATGGCGACGGGTAACGCCTACACCCTGTCAGCGGCTCAGGCGACCCGCAACATGATCTTCAAAACGACGACGGCCTCAGCCGCCTGCGAACTTCGTTTCCCGGCCGAGGTCAACGGCCTTCCCCTCAACCGCTGCATCGTGGTCCGAAACGAGTCCGGCTTCGCCCTCACGGTCAAATTCGGAACAGGCACCGGCGGCGCTGTGGTCGTCCCCAACAACCAGTCGCGCCTGATCTTCGCCAGTAACGGCACCGATATGTTCATCGGTGCGGAAGCCTCGACCACCCTCTCCTTCATGGCGTTGGGCGACACGCCCGGCAGCTATGCCGGCATGGCGGGGAAGCTGCTCGCCGCAAACACCGCCGAGAACGCGCTGGTGTTCATCGACGCCCCGGTGTTCCCGGCATATGCCGACAAGGCCGGTCAGTTTCTGGTGGTCAACGCCACCGAGAACGGAGTGGAGTGGACCACCCCGCTCTTCGCAACCGTGTTCACCGAACTGGACGACGCACCGGGAACCTTCGCCGGATCAGGCGGTAAGCTGGTCGCGGTCAATGGTGACGAAGACGCTCTCGAATTCATCGACCCGCCGGCCGCCGAGGTGGTCACCTACGCATCCTCGACCCGCTGGCGCGTCCGCACGATCGTGGGCGGCACCGAAACCAAGATCGGCTGGGGCGAGATCGCCTTCCGCGACGTGGACGGCATCAACCTGATCGGGACCGGCGTCGCTTCCTCGTCTAGCTACGACACCGGCCGGGAGCCAGCCTATGCGTTCGACGGCGACACGGCCGAGGGAATGGGGTGGTATTCCGAGGAAGGCAACGTAGCTGACTCGTGGATCGAATATACATTCGATGATCCCGAGGTGGTCCGCTCCGTCCGCCTGTGGCCGATCAATGGCTTCCCCGGTTTCTCCCCGACGCAGTTCATCATCGAAGCCTATGTCGATGGCGGCTGGATCGCGCTGGGGCAGCGGACGGCCGAGTGGGATGTCGCCGGTGACCCTACGACCTTCACGGTCAACGGCCTGTCCGTCCCCTCCCTGACCTCCTACCCCTACCAGATCAATCTCTCGGACATGGTCACGGACCTGACGACCGGAGACGGCAAGGCGGCGTGGGTTGTTCCCTATGACTGCACGCTGGTGGAGGTCTTCACGGCGCTCGCCGGGGCGGTGTCGTCCGTGGGCGCGGTCACTGTCGCTGCCCGGCTGGGCGGCGTCGATCTCTTCACCACCAATCCGTCGATCGACGCCACCGAAACCACCAACCTCACCGGGACGCTCGCCGCGCTCGGCACGACCGCCCTGACCAAGGGCGACATCATCCTGTTCGACATCGACGCCGCCGGCACGGGAGCCAAGGGCTTGATCGCCACGGTCAAGGTCATCCCGGCCTAACACAAGGAAAATCAATGAAAGTTGTCAACCACCTCCTCGAAGGGGTTGAAGTCGTGCGTTCGCCAAACGTCTCCGGCTTCATGACTCCGACCGGGGCGATCATGCACTACACCGCCGGCTACACGGCGGACAGCGCCATCAAGACCCTGTGCAACCCAGCGGCCAAGGTGTCGGCGCATCTGGTCATCGACACCGATGGCACGATCACCCAGCTTGTCCCGTTCAACCGCATCGCATGGCACGCCGGGCCGTCGAAGCTGGCCGGCCGCTCCGGGTGCAACAATTTCACCATCGGCTTCGAGTTCGTCAATCCGGGTTATTTCCGCATCAGCAAGGACGGCAAGACCATCATGGATTGGGAAGGCAAGAGCGCCGTCCCGGCCGCGCGCCTCGCCTTGTATGACCTGTCGGTCAGGGCCGCCAACAAAAAGATCGGCGGAGGCACCTTCATCTGGCCGGGCTACACTGACGCCCAGATCGAAGCCGGCCTCGCCGCGTTGGTGGCCATCAAGGAAGCCTACGGTCTCACGCTCATCGCCGGCCACGAAGATGTGGACACCCGACAGTGGAAGACCGACCCCGGCCCGGCCTTCCCGATGGGACGCTTCAAGGCGGTCATCAACGCTGCCTCGGACGATCGCTCGGATGGCGCAAAGCCGGCCGTCAGCCGCTTCCTCGTGAACGTCCCCAAGCTCAACGTCCGCCAGTCCCCGCGCTCGGACGCCATGGTCTTGGCAGTGCTGAGCGGCGGCTCGGAGGTGGTCGTGATCGAGGACTTGGGCGTGTGGAGCCTCGTGGAATACGCGCCGGGCCAGCAGGGCTACCTCTCCGACCAGTATCTCAAGAAGGGGTAATCCATGGACCCGATCACCGCCGTCTCCCTCGGTGCGAAGCTCAAGAGCTTCTTCTCCTCGAAATGGTTCTGGGCCGTCCTGCTGCTGATCTCAGTGGCGGGCGGGACCTACTGGTATCTCGATCAGAGCAAGGACGAGGCGGTCGCGGCGGCGGTTAAGGGTGCCGACACTGCTGCGACGATCCAGTCGCACGAGGCCAAGGCCGAGGTGGAGGCGCGGACCGCTCCGATCGAGACGCAATACATCATCAAACGCGAGCAGACGATCAAGGATTACACCAATGTCCGCAACCAAGCAGCCGCCGCGCCGGCCGATGAGCGCAACGCTCAAGCCCCTCGCCTTATCATTGATACTCTCAATGAGCTTGACCGCCTGTATGGGGCGCGAGAACAACCGGCTGGGGTTCCTGACGCCGACGTTCCAGTCGGCTGAACTCGAATGCCTCGGCCGCCCTCGCGGGCAGTTGCCGGTCACCGCCACCGTTGAACAGGTCAACGACCGGATCGTCGATATTGACGAAGCCGGTGAAGACTGCCGCCAGAAGCTCGCCCGTGCCCGAATGAAGGTCGAGGTCTTCAACGAGGTGGTCTCCGAAATGAACAAGAAAGCCAAGAAGGACTGATCCCCGACATGATCCCGACGACCCTCCTCTCCCCTCTCCTGTCCGCCAAGATTCTCAAGGACTCGATCTCGCCGGAAGGCGTGCGCCTGACGACCATGGAACTGGTCTATCCGCGCTTCATCCACAGCGAACTGATGACCCACCGGGTGTTCAGCCGCAACGCCTCGTCCAGCCGCGCCATCCCGACCAAGCGTGCGATCCAGATGATCCGCGACCGCCCGGCCCTGCCGGCATCGTGGCGCATGAACCAGCGCGGTATGCAGGGCTATGTCGTCGCCCCGCAGAACATCGCCGTGCAGGCTCAGGAAATCTGGCTCAACGCCATGGAAGCGTCGATCTTCTGGGCCGAGCAGATGGATATGCTGGGCATCCACAAGCAGGCGGTCAACCGGATCACCGAGCCATACGCCCACATCAAGGTCGTCGTCACCAGCGTCTATTGGGACAACTGGTTTGGCCTGCGGGATCACCCGGCCGCCGACCCGACGATCGCCGCCCTCGCCGCCCAGATGAAGGAAGCCTTCGACGCCAGCACGCCCAAGGCGCTCGGTTTCGGCGAATGGCACCTGCCCTACATCAGCGACGAAGAACTGGCCGTGCTGGGCCTCAGCAACGCGATCAAGGTGTCGGCCGCCCGCTGCGCCCGGACCAGCTACAACAACCATGACGGCACCGCGACGGTGCTGGACAAGGACATCGAACTGCACGACTCCTTGCTGGTGGACCAGCCGATCCACGCCAGCCCGGCCGAGCATCAGGCAACGCCCGACGCCCGCGTCAACCAGCGCGGCTTGTGGATGAAGCCGGAACTGCACGGGAACCTGCCCGGCTACATCCAGTATCGGAAGATGCTGCCGAACGAGAACATGGACAAGCTGGTTTAACACACCGACATTCTTACTTGACACGATGTCCCGTCATGCTAGTCATGGCGGGACATTTTGATTCTGGAGACAGCATGGATTACCGCGACGAACATTTCGTTCTCCTCCGGGAGATGGCCGAGGCCGACATTGCCTATTACGAGCATGACGACCCGTTCCTGACGGACGAGGAATATGACGCGATCCGCAAGAAGGTTCGCGCCCTCGAAGAGGCACACCCTGAACTCATCAAGCCGGACAGCCCGACCCAGAAGGTCAGCGGCGCGGCGTCGGACGCCTTCACCAAGGTCACCCACCGCCAGCGCATGGAGAGCTTGGACAACAGCTTCTCGCCCGACGACGTGTCCCAGTGGGCCGCCAAGAACGCGGACGGCGAGCCGATCCTCGGCGAACTCAAGATGGACGGCCTCAGCCTCTCGCTCACCTACAAGAAGGGTGAGCTTGCGATGGCCGTCACACGCGGCGACGGCGCGATCGGCGAGGACGTGACGCACACCGCCCGCGAGATCGTGGGCCTGCCCACGACGATCTTCTACGAGGAAGGGCAGGACGACCTGATCGAGATTCGCGGCGAGGTCTACATGACCCACGCAGCGCTCGAAACGCACAACGTCAACGTCGAGATGGGCACCGCCGCCAAGGGTGACAAGAAGCTGGCCAACTGCCGCAACGCGGCGGCTGGGGCGCTGCGCCAGAAGGACCCCAAGGTCACCCGTCGTCGCCAGATTCACTTCATGGCCTTCGGTGTCTCGGATGAGACCTTCACCGACATCGACGATGACACCGACGTTCTCGATTATGTCGAGTCCTTGGGCTTCGAGGTCGTGCCGCGCTTCGCCATCATGCCCGACGGCAAGGCGATCGCACAGCAGATCGCCAAATATTCCGAGCAGCGTCCGCACCTGCCCTACGACATCGACGGCATCGTCTGGAAGGTGAACAGCCGTGCCGCCCGCAAGGCGATGGGTTCGACCAGCCGCGCCCCGCGCTGGGCGACGGCCTATAAGTTCCCGGCCGAGCGCAAGGTGACGACCCTTCTGAACGTCGAGTTTCAGGTCGGCCGCACCGGTGCGATCACGCCGGTCGCCGTGCTGGAGCCGGTCAACGTCGGCGGCGTCATGGTATCCTCGGCCACCCTGCACAATGAAGACGAGATCAAGCGCCTCGGCATCGAGATCGGCGACCCTGTCGTCATTCAGCGTGCCGGCGACGTGATCCCGCAGATCGTCGGTCATCCCGACGGCGTGGAACTCGACGACGGAATCGAGATCGTGTTCCCCACCGAATGCCCGGCCTGCGGCGGCGCTCTCGTGCGCCCGGAAGGCGAAGCGGTTTCGCGCTGCACCGCCGGCTTCGCCTGTGCGCCGCAGTTGCAGGGATACCTCGAACATTTCGTCAGCCGCGACGCGCTGAACATCGACGGTATGGGTCCGTCCCAGATCGCTGAGTTCGTTGAGCTTGGTTGGGTCCTCAAGCCGAGCCACATCTTCGACATGGCCGAAGACAGTCAATATGAATCGGCGCTGGGCGAACGTAAAGGATGGGGCGTCACCTCCGCGAAGAAGCTGATGACGGCGATCCGCAAGGCCCGCAAGGTGCCGCTGGACAAGTTCATCTACTCCCTCGGCGTCCGCAACGTCGGCCAATCCACATCACGCGACATCGCCAAGACGCTCATCACGGTCGATGAGTTCTTCGCCTGCATCCTCAACCCGCGTCTGTTCGTCCGCAAGATCGGGCATGTCGATGGGATCGGCCCGGTCGTGCTGGCATCGCTCGCGGACCATTTCGAGAACAAGGCGAATTACGAGGAGGCTTACAAACTGCGCCTCGCGTGCGAAATCGCCGATATGCCGCAGAACAGTGATGGCCCCCAGCCGCTGGCCGGCGAGGTCGTCTGCTTCACCGGTAGCATGTCGCGCTGGAGCCGCGATCAGGCGCAGCTTATCGCCGAGGAGCTTGGTGCGAAGATCGCCAAGTCCGCTCAGAAATCGACCACGGTTCTCGTCGCCGGTGAGAATGTCGGCGCGAAGAAGATCGAAGCCGCCGAGAAGAATGGATGCCGGGTCGAGAACGAGGACTGGTTCGTCGGCGTCGTGGAAACTGCCGTCTCGGACGGCTACAAGTTGGATGTGATGGACTGATGGCCGTGAAGATTCCGATCAGCAACATCTCCTTCGATGTCGAAGGCGGGTATCTCGTGATTTTCCGGGTTGGTCCGAAGTGGATCATCGCCCCGTTCGATACGTTCGAGGAGGCGGAGAAGCACGCGGACTGGCTCGAAAGCAAGTGGACCGCCACGCAAATCCACATCTTGAGGAACACCTGATGTATCGGGTGCATCTGCAAGCGCGGTGGCCTCGCCGGTTCAACACATTGGCAGGTGCGATCACCTACATCCGCTGTATGGAACCGCTCTGGTATTATCTGGACGAGTGGAAGGATGGCGAGTGGGTGTTCCTCGTCCGCAGCGACGAGAGTCGACTCCAGATTGCTCTACACGCTGATCCCGGAGAAGAGGACCGCACCTGATGAAAATGCGTGACAGCAACACCATAGGCGGACGCATCAGCGATCGCCGGCTTCGGATGGGAATGACTCAAGCTGAACTGGCTCAGCGTGTGGGCGTATCTCGTCCAGCCATAACAAGTTGGGAGGTAGGCACCGCTTACCCAAGCCGGAAACATACCCCCAGACTGGTCGAGGCACTTGGGGTCTCTGCTTTATTCATAGAGTGTGGCGATGAGGGAACCTCAACCTCTTCGATCCCACAGCTAGAGCGTCCTTTTGAACGAGCGATCGCCGCTATCCGGGATACGCGTTGGACAGCACAGGAGGCTATCGCGCTCAAAGCGCTCATAGATGTCAGCACGGCAGTATGAGACTGACTGTTCGAGAGAAGCTGGTCCAGATGATCGCGGCCGAGCTTGCCGTCATGGGCATCCAGATGGAACCCTTCACTGGAGACGATCTGGTGCCCGTCACAGGCTATTGGAAGGCGCAGGACTGCTACCGGTGGGAAGCCGTCGGCCTGACCTTCCTGCACGCTGAGACAGGCAATCCGATGCGCCTGAGCCTGTCAAGCTGGGAGACGATGACGGACATCGTCCGATCCAAGGGCGTCAAGATCGAGCGGACCTATCGCGGCCTACCTTACGAGTTCGAAGCTCACTCCATCTGAGGAAACAGAATGAAGCATATCAAGGACGTGCCCGTCAAAGGCGGGGCATGGGGCGTGGCCGCGCACAACGACCACCCGGACCATTTCTTCACCGGCTATGTGAACGGCTCGTGGCGAGCCAAGGGAGCCAACATGGCGTTGGGACGCAACGTCATCCTCGAAGGTGCGTTCGTGATCGAATCCATGTCGCGCGGTCAATCGGCCGCGAAGTTCCACGGGCACTTCAAGGATGCCCCGGACGTGAAGTATCTGATGGGCGTTCGCGGCACCACCGATCTCCTCATGCTGGTGCAGGCCGGCCGGATGAAGGTAGGTGACGGTGCCTTCGAAGGCCAATGGACCTTCGCCAAGCAGGGCTGCGACATCCTCCTGACGCCGGTGAAGACGCAGTGATCCCGCGCTGTTATCCAGTCGTTAAGAAACGGCGGGTAGACGGCATGATCATGATGGTCATGGCCGTTTTCATGGACAAGGATGAAGCCTACGCGTGGGCCGAGAATGCCAATGAATGGTATGGCGAGGATCACCCGCTCACGCCGCTCACCGTAGATACATCCGACACGCTGTTCGAGCCACGTCCGTTCCCGGTAGAAGCCTTGCGACCCAAGGCTCCGCCAAAGCGGGATTTCACGCAGTGGCCATTCGAGTAAAAAGAAAGCCCGGCGATCTCGCCGGGCTTTTATTTTACCGAAACGCCAAGAGGCTTAATTGTGGTTGAGGGTGGAGACCACCGCGCCGAGCACCTTGAGCTTGGAAAGCTGGACGTTGGAGCGCTTGCCCCGCGAGTCCTCAAGCTCGATCGTCGCCGACTTCGTCAGGCCGGCGTGCGCCCGGACGATTTCCATGCCGCCGATAACCTCGATCAGATAGGTATCGTGGCTGGGCGAGATCGCGTCCGCGCTGGTGTCAGCGAAAATACGAGCACCGGCCCGCAGGTTGAATGCCGGGGCATCGTGGTCCAGCACGAAAATCTTGAGATCGCGGACTTCGGCGACGAAGCTCTGTGCGAGCGTGCGTGGCATGGCGAAGGCACCGCTCACGAAACGACCGTCTCGGCCGAACGTGATCTCCTCGACGCTGACCGTATTCTCGGCCGCGTTGCCGTTCGGCGCGACCTTCACGCCGTGCTCACCAAAGGCGAGGAAGGATGGGGAGACCTTGAGCACCTTGGCCAGAATCTCGACGACGGCGATGGGCGGCTTGATGGTGTTCGCCTCGTAGGCGTTGATCGTGCCCCGGACCTTGTCGATCGCCTCGGCGAGCGTTTCCTGAGTCACTTCTTCCTTGAGACGGGCATAAGCCAGTCGGCCGCCAAGGGTGGAAAGATCGAGGCCGATGTCGGAGCCGATCAAATCCGAGCGCCGCGCGAGGTGGCTGCTCTTGACCGCCTGCTTCGGCGGGGCCGGTGCGTCCGGCATGGTTTGAACCGATATGACACCCTTTCCGGGTGCATTCTTATCGGTCGCAATGCTAAGCTTGGCACGTTCCTTCACTGTCGTCATTTGTTGTCCTCCTGATTCGTTTCGGTGAACACAAATTCAGGCAAAACCAAAACAGTGTCAAGCGAAAATAGCGGCCCGCGCATATTGATTGCGCGACCGCCATTCTCACAACAGGACATATTTGAGGGGTTGCAGTAACCTACGACTCGAAGACCGTCCAGTTTTGTGATACCTCTGTCCAGCCCCCGATACGAGTCCCTGTAGGTGCGGTCAAGCCGCAAACGCCCTCTGCGAGAAAAAGTTGCGGCACGCTGTTCGTATTCGTGTTCGCGTAAAATTCTTGCCGCGTGGCGTCGTCAGTCAGGTCAAATTCCTGATAAGCAAACCCGCGCTTGCGAAGCTCGGCTTTCAGGAGGGAGCAGAAGGGACACCCTTCCTTGGAGTAGACGACGATGTCCTTCATTTTGCTTCTCCAGCAATGAACTGTTTCAGCTTCGAAATGAAGCCCCACGGCGTCTTGTCCCATCCGGTGATGCCGCCCTTCGAGTATTCGGTCGCCCGGCCCTCGAAGAAATTGGTGTGGGTGTGGGCGACCATCATCTCGTCGATCCACTCGAACGGATTTTCCTTCTGCCGGTAGATCGGCTTGAGGCCCAACTGAATCATGCGACGATCCGCCGTGTAGCGGATATATTTCTTGGTATCATCGGCAGTGATACCATCGATCTCGCCCATGGCGAACATCAGGTCGATGAACTTGTCTTCGAGGCCGACCATTTGTTTCGCGATGTTACGGATCGCGGTCTTGAGATCGTCGGTCCACAGCTTCGGGTTCTCCTTGATCAGCGTGTGGAACAGCTTGATCATTGCCTCGACGTGGAGCGATTCATCACGCAGCGACCACTCGACGATCGTGGACATGCCCTTCATCAGGCCCCGGCGCTTGAACGACAGTAGCACCGCGAAGCTGGAGAAAAGCTGCATCCCCTCCCCGAACGCGGAGAAGATCGCGAGATTGAGTGCGGCCTGTTCCAGCTTGGTGAACTTGGTGCCGTCGGCCTTCACCGAGTGGTCCGCGAACATATATTCGTGCTTCGCCGACATCGCCTCATATTCAGCGAAGGCCGCGTAGTCCGACTCCGGCATCCCGACCGTGTCGATCAACTGCGAATAGGAGTGGACGTGGTTGCACTCGGCCGTCGCGAAGCACGACAGCATCATACGGACCTCGGTCGGCTTGAACATCGGGATATAGAGGTCGTTGTAGCCGTGCAGGATGTCTTCATCACCCTTGGTGAAGAAGCGGAAAAGCTGCGTCAGGAGGTTGCGCTCCTTGTCGTTCAGCTTGACGTTCCAGTCATGAACATCTTCCTGCAACGGAACCTCGCTCGGCAACCAGTGCATCTTCTGCATTGCCTCATAGGCTTCAAATGCCCATGGATAGGCGAAAGGCTTGTAGGCTTTACTTGGCTTGAGCAGCGACATCTTTCCAAATCTTTCCTGAATTGATCCGTGAAATTAGAGGACTCCCGACGCCGAACTCCGCCGCCAGTGTCTTTTGTTTTTCCCCTGAGAGTAGACGCCGCTTAATCTGAGCTACTTCTGCCTCTGAGAGTTTAGCTTGAGTGTGTTGTTCGCCTTTCAACGAAGCGAACCCTAATGTCCGTCCTTTTGACGCCTTGTCGTGCATATTGTCGGACCCGGTCCCAGCGAAGAGATGGGCGGGCCGGACACATTTTGGGTTATCGCACTGGTGACACGCTTGTAACTCACCAAGCGGCCCGGTAATACGTTCCAAGGCGAACCTATTGGCCCGCACCCGTCCCGGCTTTTCAGCGTCCCAGAAGATTCCGTAACCGTCTTTGTCGCACGCCCCGGTCCATTCCCAACAAGCGTCACCAACTGTGTAACTTGCGTCAAACCGTTGGTCGTTGGTAAGGCCGCGCTGTCCTTGAAAGTGCATAGCTATTCTTGGATGCCATAAATGGGTGAGGAAAGTGAGGGGTGGTTACCCCTCACAACTCAGGCATCCTTCGTCTTGAGGAACAACCAGTTCGAATTGCTCGACCTTGGTGTTCATGTTCTCGGCCTTGTTCGGGGCCTTCGAACGGACGTAATACATCGACTTGGAACCGCCGGCCCATGCGGCGAAGTGTAGTTCCAGCATGTATTCGGCATCGACCTCGGCCGGCACCGACAGATTGAACGAGATGCCCTGATCGACGAACGGCGTGCGATCGTTGTTCATCTCGACCGACAGAAGCTGGTTGGTCTCGAACGCGGTGAGGAAGACCAGCTTCTCCATCGCCGACAGGAAGTCCAGATGCTGGACCGAACCGTCGTTGGCGAGGATGTCCTTCCAGACAGCGTCGGTGTTCTTGCTCTTGGTTTCGAGCAAGGCTTCCAGCGCCGGGTTCTTCACCTTGTGCGATCCCGACAGGGTCTTGTGGATGAAGATGTTCTCCGGGTATTGCTCGATCGACGGCGACACGTTCAGGAAGATCGACGAGGAGGCGTTCGGGGCCACGGCCATCTTGTGCGAGAAGCGCTCGCCGGTGCCTTCCATGTCCGGGGCCTCACCGCGCTCTGCGCCCAGCTTGATCGATGCGGCGTTCGTCTTCTTTTGCAGATGCTCGAACATCATCACATTGTAGCCGCGCGCCAGATCGGAACCCCACGCGATCCCCTTGTTCTGGAGATAGGTGTGCAGGCCCATCGCGCCGAGGCCGACCGAACGCTCGTTGATCGCCGACTTGACCGCGCGCCACAGTTCCTTGGGGGCCTGCTGAATGAACACGGTCAGGGTGTTGTCCAGCATCCGCATCAGGTCTTCGATGAAGGTCGGGTGATCCTTCCATTCGTCGTAGAGCGCGAGGTTGACCGACGACAGACAGCAGACCGCCGTGCGATCCTGCGCCGTCGGCAGCATGATCTCGGTGCAAAGATTCGAGTGGTGGATTTTGAGGCCCTTGGCCTTCAACGGCGCGGGCATCGCGCGATTGGCCGTGTCCTTGAACAGGATGAACGGCTCGCCGGTCTGGTGACGGGTGTCCACGATCTTCCGCATCAGGCCACGCGCCGAAACGGTCTTGACCGTCTTGCCGGTCTTCGGGCTGACCAGATTCCAGTCCGCGTCCGCGATGCAGGCGGCCATGAATTCGTCGGTGATGTTGACGGCGTGGTGGAGGTTCAGCGCCTTGCGGTTGGCGTCGCCGCCCGACGGCTTGCGGAGTTCAAGGAACTCGTCGATGTCCGGGTGCGAGATGTCCAGATAGGCCGCATAGGAACCACGGCGCGTCTTGCCCTGCGAGAAGGCCAGCATGTAGCGATCGATGACGCAGACGAAGGGAATGCCGCCGCTCGACGCCGAACCCTTGCTGGTCGGCTCAGCGCCGCGCACAGCGATATAGCCGCCGACGCCACCACCGAGGCTGGACAGCCACGAGGTCTCTTCATAGTGCTGGTTGATGCCTTCACGGCTGTCAGCCATGTAGTTCAGGAAGCAGGAGATCGGCAGACCGCGCTCGGTGCCGCCATTCGACAGCAGCGGGGTGGCGAACATGAACCAGCCGCGCGACACATAGTCATAGATGCGCTGGCCGTGGGCAACGTCATCAGCGAAGGCAGCAGCGGCGCGGGCGAATGCCTGCTGCGGGCTGGTCTCGTTGCCGACGAGATAGCGATCTTTCAAGGTTTCGAGGGCTTGCGGGGTCAGACGGGCATCACGCCCGAGATCGATCACGATCTCGTTCGGGGAGATTGGCATAAATTTTTGGGGTCCGCTGGGTAGGAGGAAAACGGCCGCACAGTATAGTTAAAATGGCGGTGGAAAGCAAGAAACTTAACTGTGCATCAGCGAGATAAAGTGCTTGACACGTCAGACGACCGAATCGAGCGCCTTGGTGACGGAGAAACGCGGGAGAGCAAGTCCCGTGCCATAGGCCCACGTCGTGTCGCGGAACGATCGAACCCCATATGAGCCGATCTCGACGCCGCCGATCTCAAGGTCGAAACCCTCCTCCGTCTTCTTCTCGTCGAGGTGCGTCCCGACCGGAAGATAGAGCGACATCACTTCCTTGGCGTCCGCCATCAACCGAGCGCCCGTCGTGTAGGGCAAGGTCACGAACAACTCGATCTTCATGAACATCGGCTGATGGAACAGATCGAAATATGGCTCGAAGCGAAAGCACGGCGTGACGCCGACATAAGCACCCTCCGGCAGATCGAGGGCGAGGAAGCCCTGCTCGGCCGAACCGACAAGATGGGAAGCCTGATGGCACGGGTAGAGTTCATCCGGGTTAGTGCCGTTGATGACCGGGAGGCCGATCTGCATCGACGGGAACTGCTCAGGAAGCGTCGCCCGGATGTAGTCTTTCGAGACGGCCCACGGCACCTCGACATAGCGGTAGCCGCGCTTCTCATATTCGCCCAGCGCCTTGCCGAGCAGCTTGTAGTCGATCTTGGGCGACATCATTCCCTTGGGCGTCATGGCACCTTACCTTCCCGCAGCGGCGACCGACCGGGCTTCTTGTAATCCACGGCTTCTTCCAGCCGCTTGAGGATGTCGCCCAATTCCTGACCCAGCATCACGCGGCAGCACGAAATGTAGACCGGGGAGAATACCCGGCCGCTGTCCGACTCTTCGCGGACATTCAGGATGTCGAAGAAGCGCGTGATGTCGGCTTTGAGTTCAGGCGTCACGGCGCAGATTTCCTTTCGCGTCGAGGCGATCGTTGACCATCTTGAGCACGGCCGGCGGCGCGTTCGAAATGATCTCGGCGACCATCCGGGCGAACTCGTCGTAAGGGATCGCGACGCCGCAATGGTTCATGCCATTCAGCGACCGGGTCAGGACCGTGATCGATCCGCCGCCATAGGCGTGACAGATCGTCACCCGATCGGGATACTGGTCATCGTGGAGCTTCTGCGGTTCATCGTCCGAACCCTCGACGACATATTCGACCGGGGCGGCGATATAATCCGTGATGAGTTCGGTCATGCTGCCGACCCTCCCCGCTCGCCGCTTTCGAATGCCCGCTTGGTGGCTTCCGACATGGCGATGAGGTCGTCGAGCGTGATGGACGGGTGATGCTTGGCGAGATAGCCCGTGATGGCCCCGACCAGATCGGACAGTTCCATCAGCGCCATGAGGGTGATCCCTTGGTCGATCGCGTCGGCGAACTCATCCGCCTCTTCCAGAATCTTGGAGAACTCGCCGTATTCACCCGGCTCGATCTTGGCTTTGTGATAGCCCATTATTTTCTCCCCTGCTTGAGGCTCTTACGAAAAGACCGGCCCTCCACGGCGATCGCCTTGCGGCGCTGCGCCCGATTGAGGCCGGCATAGGGGTCTTCGGTATCCGGCGCGATCCCGACGCGCGGAGCAAGTTCCGCAGCAGTGAGGGGTTCGGTCTGGAGGATGCGGGCACTATAGGCCGCTAGGCTTTCTGCGAGACTCATCGTCTTCCTTTGTCATTATGTCTTGACCCCACGTCTAGTTAAACTGTCGGTGGGGTCAAGAAAAAAGAGACGATCAGCCGCCGAAAACATACTTCCAGAGGGCAGCGATCACCAGCACCCAGAAGCCGATCACGGCCAGCGGGGCGATGCAGCCGACGCCGAGGGTAAGGCCGCCGAAGATGGTGGCAAGGGCGGCACCGGTGCGGTCATGGCGGCGCATCTTCATGCCTTGTCCGCCCGGACCTGAGCGGCCTCATTCGAGTAGGTCAGGCCGGCGTAGCGGACCGACAGCTTGGCGATGTTGCCCGACAGGCTTTCGTCTCGGGTGTAGCCGGTGTGCATACGCAGCCGGGCCATCGCGACCTCCAGCCGGGCGAGGACGGCGATGAACGCATCCTTCTCGACCGCCTTCTTGTAGATCGCGACCTTCTTGGCCAGATCGAGAAGCTGGCCGCCGATCACGGCGAGGATCGCCGCGTCGTCGAAGAGGTTGCTGGGACCGCTGTCATCGCTCATACACAGGGTGTCGTCGCGGGTGATGCCGAGGTTCTGGCGGACCTGCTCGATATAGAATTCCATATCGCCAAGCTCTTCGAGCATGTTGTCCATGTCGAGCAGTTCGTCCGTCAGTTCGGACTCCACCACCGCTTCGAGAATTTCGGTGGTCTCGCCGGCCACGCCTGTCGCGCCGTGCCAGAGATCGGCTTCCGACGCCGTCATCTGGGCGGCGATGGTTGCGCCCGGCTTCACGAGCGCGCTGACCAGTTCAGGGTGAGTGATCGTCATAGTTTCTCCATTAGGCGGCGCGGGATGCGCCGCCGGTGTCGATGTCGTTGGCGACGGGCTTGCTGTCGCGGTTGGTGATCTCAGCGCCGTGGCTGGCGATGAATTCCTCGGCGAATGCCCAGCAGGCGACCTGAAAATTCATGTCGCTCAGGAGGCTGCGCATATAGACGCCGATGATCTGGGCGGGCGTGGGGAGCGTCTTGCCGGTCAGATCGCCACCTTCGCCTTCCAGCGAAAAGCTCATCTGGCCGGTATCGGTATCGACATCGGTGATCGTGAGGATCGCCTTCGCCTTCTCCGTGCCGTAGTGCATGACGCCGGCTTCGGCCCCAGCAGCAAACAATTGCTTACCGCATTCCGACGCGCCCGCCAGAAAGTCCGGCGTGTTGATCAGCGTGTGCAGGTAGAAGCCGGTGAAATAAGCGGCAGTCGCCCGGCCCTCGTCGATCTGGCTCCCTTCGGCGTGGAAATCCACGCGGTAGGTGCCTTCTTCAAGGCTGTGGTCGGTTACGGTCAGCGTGATAACAGTCATTTTCGATACTCCCCTGAAACACCCTACCTGCGACAGGTCACAGGTGACTAAGCAACTTGAGGAAGCGCCGATGGAACTCTTCGATGGCTTCGCGGGTTTGACCCGGCGCAGCCCTCAGATTGGTGATCTTGCGAGCGTCGGGTAGACGCTCGATAATCTCATCAATCAGAGCCTCGGAAGCGTGCTCCCCCTCGGTGGCAGTGATCCAGTCGGCGGTGATGCCAACGCATACACCTCCGGCCTCGTCCACTGCCGTTTTTTCGTTCGGGAAACGCACGTCGGTAATGACGACCTTGTCGAAATTACCAGCGCGGCGGATCGCAGTGCCGACCCAGAGGTCGTCTGCAATCTGATCTCGGCCCCACTCGGTCCCCAAGGTCTGCATCGCATACCGAGGAGTGCGGCCCGCAAGATATGGTGTCGGGACCTCCTTGAGGTCGCCTTCCACCATTCGTTCGATCACTTCTTCCTCCACGCCCTGATAGGCGAGGAGACTCCGAATCATGTCTTTCAAGGCTCCGGCGAACTTTACGTTCTCGTAACCCACCGACAGAAGAACCTCTGCTGCCGTATCCTTTCCTGCGCCCTTCCGACCGATAAGTCCGACGAGTTGTGGTAGCGATGTCATTGCTTTGCCTTCCGATTTCCTACATGACAAGTGCCTGCGGCGAAATGAGTGATTTTTGCGACGAGTTGAGGAACCTTCATTTTGGCTTAACAAATAGTTAAGCGAAACAATCGGCCAAATTCAAAGGTTTCAGCCAATCGTCAGGCGACGAGGACCAGCCGCTCGGCTGCTCGGGTGATCGCGGTGTAGAGCCACTTATCGGCGTCGTTGCGGAACGAACCCGAATCGTCGTGGACGATCACCTCATCCCATTGGGAACCCTGCGACTTGTGGCAGGTGATCGCCCAGCCGAAATCAAGCTGGTGATCGGTGTTCCGCGAACGGAAGGCCATGTTCTTGCTGGCGGTCGCGAAGTTCTTTTCCTTCGCGATGTGCTCTTCGAACAGGCCCTGATAGGCGAACATCTTGAACGCCTTGCCGTCCTCGTCGCGGATGTCCGCGAGGAAGCGGGCAACACCCTCGTCCGCCATGCCGTGGTCGATCCCCGAAAAGACCTGCGTGCCATTGACCAGAGGCGGATGCTCCCGGCTGTTTCGGCACATGATCAGCGGCTCACCGGCGTGCGGCAGCGTATCGAGGAAACCGCCGGCCTTGCGCATACGCTTGGTCTGCTTCCAGCGGTTCTTGTTCGTGCCGACGATCACCTGACAATCGCGCTCAAGGTCGAGCGTGTATTCGTCCTTGTTCGGCGGCACGACCAGAACGCCGTCGCCATAATCGCCCCACTCCGGCCGGCCGCCCTTGCGGACCAGCGTGGCCAGATAGATGATCGGGTTGTCGGCGGCCTGACGATGCACCTCGGTCAGGAAGGCATCAGGCGTCCCGTTCAGGAAGCCGGGGTCCTCCCCTACCGGCGGAAGCTGGCCGGGGTCGCCCATCACGAGGATCGGAATCTCGAACTCGATCAGGTCGGTCGCCATCTGCTCACCGATCATCGAACCTTCGTCGAGGATCATCAGCTTGATGTTTTCCTTGACCAGTCGCGAGTCCGGGTTGAGCGAGAAGCGCAGATCGTTCACGTCATAGGCGCGGTCCAAATCCTTCGTCAGGATGTGGATCGTCTTCTCGGCCTCGTGCAGGTCGGCTTCATAGTCGCCGGTCGGCGGGTGAACGTCACCCGCCTTGAGCATGACGATGAAGTTCTGCAACTCCGCCAGTTCACGCTCCAGCACCTCGGCCTTCTGCATCTTGGGCTGATAGATCAGCGAGTGGATGGTGCTCGGATAGACGTTGATGCCTTGGGCACGCAGCTTCGTGCCCATGACCTTCGCGGCCTTGCCAGTCGGGGCGGCGAAAGCCACCTCGCTCGGCTCCAGTCCGAGAGCGTCGAGGATGTCGGGCAGGATCGTGGACTTACCGGTGCCGGCGAACCCGCACAGGACGAAGACGAGCCGCATGGCGGTGTCGTTCTTGAACCAGTGATTGATCTTGCGGACCGCATCCCCCTGTTGAGGAGAAAGCGAGAACATGCAGGATTACTCGCTGGCCTGTGCGAACGGAGTCGGAGCGGTCTTGGCCAGCGCGCCCGGCGAGCGCATTTCGAACAGAGCCAGCATCGACGACAGCAGTTCGCGGAATTCCTGCTCGGCCATCTGGAGCGTGCCACGGCCGGCGATGCCGATGGTGTAGGTCGGGTTCGGCATCTTGTCGCCGTAGAGGACGTTGACCAGCGCGTGCTTACCGCACCATGCGCCGTTGATCAGAACGCCGGGTTCACGCACGACCTCGCCGGACATCTGGGCGTCGGGCAGGCGGGCGAGAAATTCGAAGGGATTCTTGGCAGCTTCGGCCATATTGTTGTCTCCGGGAAATGGGCGATCAGCGCGAGCCGGGCTGACGGGTAGTCAGAGCCAGCAGCGCGAGACGGAGGGGATGGTCACCGGTCACGCCGTAGGCGAGGTGACCAAAGCGGGTGTCGTCATCGATCGGATGGACACCCTTGATGGCGATCGTGTCGTCGATGCAGGTCAGCGGGGTGCCTGCCTCGATCTCAGCAAATTCCTGCGGCGTAATCAGGCACAGGACTTTGTCTTCATCCCACCATGCGCTCACGGGCTTCTCCTTGAAGAAGTGGGCGTCCCCGAAGGGACGCCCATCAGATCAGTCGAAGCGACGCAGGCGGGCGTTGGCCGGCGCAGCGCCACGACGGGCACGCGGAGCCGGCTCGTCTTCCTCGGCCGGAGCAGCAGCAGCGGCCTGACCACGGCGAGCGCGGGGAGCCGGAGCTTCCTCCTCTTCCTCGGCCGGGGCGGCAGCAGCGGCGCGACGGCCACGACCGGTGCGGGGAGCCGGAGCGGCGTCCTCGTCTTCTTCCTCAGCCGGAGCAGCAGCGGCCTGACCACGGCGAGTGCGGGGAGCCGGAGCTTCCTCCTCCTCTTCCTCTTCAACCGGGGCGGCAGCGGCACGGCGGCTGCGAGGAGCGGGAGCCGGAGCGTCCTCTTCCTCTTCCTCGACCGGGGCGGCAGCAGCGCGGCGGCCACGGGTCGGAGCAGGAGCTTCCTCCTCCTCTTCAACCGGTGCAGCAGCGCGGCGACGCGGTGCCGGTGCCGGCTCGTCCTCTTCCTCCGGCTCGGGAGCCGGCAGGTTCTTGGGCTTGGTCTTGGCGACCGGCTCTTCGCGGTCATCGTCGCCGAAGCCGCCAGCCAGACCTTCGACCTCGGCTGCGGTCATCCAGCCGACGATCTTGAGCACCGGCGACCACTTGAGCTTGCCGTGCTTCTTGTTCTTCGGCGCGTAGCTTTCCGCACCGAGTTCGATGACCGGAAATTCGCCCGGATGCTGCGAGAAGACGCGGCCATAGGCACCGGTCATCTTGCGAATCTGGCGGACCTGACCACCGGTCGAGGACTTCCAGAGAAGCTGCGTGCCGACCGCTTCGTCCTGATCGTCGTCGCCGTAGCTTTCGAGGATCAGCGAGAGCGAAGCGGACTCGCGCCAGCCGTCGTCATCGTCGTAGGGGCCGTGGTCGGTCAGTTCATGCTCGGCCGGCGGCTTCTGGCCGGAGGCGACGGTGACGAAGATTTCCTCTTCGACGTTGGACTCGACCCAGCAGGTCCAGCCGAAGGCCAGCGTTTCCATGTCGGCGATCGCGCGCGAGCCGACGGGCAGGTCCTCGTCGTCCTGACCGAACGACCACCGGCCGTCGTTGCCATTGAACTTGAGGTAGGAACCGCTTTCGACGCCACGGGCAGCTTCGGCCCACGGGTTTGCGCCTGCGACGGCCACGGCGTTGCTGCCGTTCTGTTGAACGAGATTGGGCATTCTATCTCCAGATTTTGGAAAGGTGCGGGTAAGCCCTACCCGCGAGGGTGTGCCGATTAGGCGGTCGGCAGCGCCTGCTTGATGGAGGCGACAATCTTGGCGCTCTTCATCTCTTCGGCGATCTGGTCCTCGAACTCAGCGATCGTCTCATCGGCTTCGCGCTAGATGCGCTCCGCTTCGAGATCGGCCGTGGTGCGGGTCTTTTCCTGCTCGACGCGGATGGCTTTCACCTTGGCGTCGTGCGCTTCGAGCATGTCGTCGAGCTTGGTGCTCAGTCCCGAAATGAACGAGACGAGCGAGTCTGAACTCCGCGCCACAAGGCGGAGCAGCAGGTTCTGAATCATGTGGGAGGTCTCTTCCGTGGTCTGTGTGACCGCCATTCTGACTAAACAGGTCCGGGTGGAATGTCAAGTTAAAATGTCGGTCACCGGATTATTTGGCTGCGATTTCGGCCTTGTGACGGGCGGTGTATTCGAGGCCGGCGGGTGCGCTGTAACAAAGGGCGCTGAGCGTAATCACAGCGACCGCAACACGAATGATGGACTGGCGCATGTCAGTCCTTGAGCTTCACCGTCAGGCGCTCGTAGCCATTGCCCTCGCGCTGATAGTCCTCAATATCCATGCCCTTCTCGGCAAGGTCGGCCGCGAGCGACAGGGTGTCGAGCGACTTCTTGCCGGAGCACCACGACAGGCTGATGGAGAAGCGATCGTCCCCTGCCCCCTTGGTGTCCTTGTCTCGGAGGATTTGCTTGATCTCCTCATCGACGAGCTTCTTGTCGTGGTCGGCCGTCTTGCCGATCTCGGCAAGCTCTTTCTGCCGCGCAGACAATACAGCGAGTCGATCCAGAATGTCGGTATCCTCGATCTTCTTCTTGGTCTTCGGCGTCGCCTCCCCTTGTGTGAAAGCACATTCCTGCGTGTATTCGCAGTAGGTGCATCCGCCGCTGATCTTGCCCTCGGCCATCAGGTCCTTGGGGTCCTCGCAAGAGAATACCTGCGTGGCGCGAGCCTTCGCCGCCTCGTAAATCTTCGGGTCGCGCTTGACCACGAACGGACGGATGTCCGACAGCCACGAGGCGTTGAAGTAGATGATCACCGCATATTCGGGGCGGTATTCGGTCAGTTCGTGGATCAAGCCCATCTGGACCTGCGTCTGCCCGGCGTGGATTGCCTTCTCTTCCTTGACCGTGGCGCGCGGATCGAACGACTTGTATTCGATCACGACACAGTCGGACTCGATGTCATCGATCCCAAGCTGGGACAGCGCGTCGAACTCCAAGCCGATCGCGAGGCCGTCGGGAGTGGCCGACAGGCGGCCCTTCTTCAACGTCTCCTGCTCATCACCAGCATAGAGCAGTTCAGCACCTTCGGGCATCACTGCCTTGGTGGCCGGCACGGCGAAGTAATTTTCGATGATGTCGCCGCGCTTGGCAGCGCCCCAATCGGCCTCGTGGCCGTCATCGACATCATACTGGAACTTCTTGAAGTATGCGGCGCGAATACACCCGAAGGTTTCGGATGCACCGAGCGACGCATTACGGTCATACTTCCACGATTTCTCGGCGGAGTTCGAGTAAGCGTCGAACATGTTTTCGAAATTGATTGCAGCCATCAGGGAGCCATCTTCGTCTGGAGGCCATACTTGGCGCTCGTGAGGTTGAATTTGTGAGCGACACATTCGCCAGCAGCCACGCCGAAACTCTCTCCGATCCAATGGACCAGACAGATAATCTCGTTAAGGTTGTGCATCATGTCGTCGAGCGAGCCTCGGGCACCGACCATGCCGAAGCGTTCCCGCTCCTGCTTCTTGATCGTGTTCGAGACGTTTCCGACTTCAATCGCCAGATCGACCAGTTGGTCGGTGACGATACGGGCGTCGGCGTGGCCCTTGCGGGGATTAACCGGCCACCGCGTGATGAGCGGCCGGCCGACGCGCAGTCCGATCAGATCGCAGCAGATGATAACATCGCCGATCTCCTCGCGGAGAGCTTCATAGTCATCGCCACCATTGAGCAGATCGACCGCCGCTTGGATCAGTTCACCGGCTTCACCAGCGAGTTCGTTGCCGGAGTAGGACAGGTCGATGTTACCACCGGTGTCCCACTCTGCCTGCCGGGCGACGTTGGCGTCGCGGAGTGAGAAAAACTCCATCACTCGTCGTCGCCCAGATCATCATCGTCCCGGCCGTCATCCATCGACTCCGGGATGCGGCGGCGCAGGAAGCGCTCCAGTTCCTCGAACAGTTCGACGAGCGAGACGAAATTGTAGGCTCCGCCGGCCGCGTCCACCAATTCCACGGCGTTTGCGCGCTCTTGGATGTCGAACTCGCCGTCATCATGGAGCACGAGCAGAGGCTCGTCGTCTGCCTCCTCCGTGATTTCGATGCTGGTGTAGAGGAACGCGGTGCCGTCGTTCTCATCAACCAGTTCTAGATCGAACTCGGTGTTGAGGCTGTCGATCACCTCGATTATGGTAGCCGAGCCGAGATAGGCCGAGCTTCCCTTGATGTAGTCGAGATCACCCGCGAAGGCGATTTCCCAATCACCGTTGTCGTAGAAGACAAAGGCGGGGGTTCCCGGAGAGTCCCGATCGGGGACCTCCGTGTCAAGGAACAGCAATGTGGACATTCAGATGCTTTCGATTAGCGGGGCATCAATCAGCCGGGCGCTCAGCCATGCCGATCATATTCCGTCCGGCTGCGTCGAAGGAGGCGAAAGGCCCCTTCAATGCACCGCCGGCCGGGTGGCGGTAGAACCAGTTGCCCCGCTCTTTGTTGAACTGGTCGCCGCTGTGGAAGGGAACCCCGATGGGGAAGTGAAGCTGGGGCGGCTCCATGACGACAACATTCGTCCGCCCCTGATCGTTGTGTTCGGACTCACGCGGCAGCACATACGTTCTCCAGAAAGTCCTCACGGAGGAGGCCGGCGCGGGCGAGGCGGTAGACATCCTTGTCGAATGCACCGAGTTCGATGAGCTTGTGGAAGAGGCGGCGGGTGGCCTTGATGTCCACGATGGCCGAGTGCGCGTTCTCCAGTTCCTCGTTGAAGAAGAACATCGTCGCCTCATCGAGGCGCGGCCACTTGTAGGCCGTCTTGGTGTTCTTCTTGGGGATTTTGCAGATCGGCGTCGCTGCCTTCATCGTGCAGAGCGAAGGCTTACCGGCGAAGACGATGTCGGGGTTCTTCGCCTTGGGCTGGAGCCGGGCGTATTCAGCCGCCATCACTTTCAGGTCGAAAGCGGTGTTGTGGCAGACGATCACGTCGGCGTGTTCGGCCGCGATCACGAACAGTTCGACCGCATCGGCGATCGGGATACCGTCCGCCTCGCACAACTCGGGCGTGATGCCGGTGACTTCCGACGCACGGTGCGAGATGATCGACGGCGGGAGGATACCGTTCGGGTCTTCGTGAACGAACCAGTTGTCCGGCTTGATCAGCGCGTCCACAGTCATCACGTCAACGCCGTTGCGCTCCAAGATGAAGCCAAGCTGCGTGATGTTCGGCTGGATGGTCTCGTAGGTCTCCGTGCATTTGCGCGGCAGGCCGGTGGATTCCGTGTCGAAGTAGAGGACGTTCAATGGACGCTCCCTTCTTCGGCCGAGGAACGGAGCAGGGCTTCCGACATGAAGCCGGGCGTCAGCGTGCGCTTGGCCTGCTCCGCGATCTGATCGGCCACTTCCTCGTCGAGGATGGCGTCCATCTCAGCGTTACGCAGTCCCAGATGGACGGCGTTGTGGATCAGGCTGAACAGCCAGAATCGGACGGCCAGAACAACCAGCGGGACAGCCGCAGCGGCCCACGGCGTCAGGCCGAAGTAGGCGGTAGCGGCCAGCGCGCCGGCCAGCAGACCAGTGCCCACCAGATAGGCTTTCGAGGCCGCTCCGGTGTTCTTGGTGTATTCGTATGGGAGGGAGAGGTCGTCGGGGTGCATCGGGTCTCTTTCGATGGTGTGTTGGTAATTGAAACTTGACCGAATGTCAAGTGAGAATGTCGGTCAGTGCGTGTCTGACCACGACATTCCGTTGGCGGCCGAGGCTTCGACCGGGAGAGCGAACTGGAGATACTGACCGCACTCCAGAGCCGCATCTAGGCAGATACGCTCGACGGTCTTTTCCAGCCCTTCCCGGCAGGCGATCTGGACTTCGTCATGGACCCACGCGCAGAACACGAAGTCCTTGTCCCATCCATATTCCAGCCCTTCCTCTTGGAGCTTGTCCTCGATAAAAATGAGCCACCAGTTGGCGATCGTCGCGCCCATGCCTTGCAGATCGGTGTTGAGCGCTGCGTGCTTGGAGCGGACGAACAGACGGCGACCGTCCAGACCGACGAGGAACTTTCGCGAAGCCTGACGCTGAATGTCCCGGATGACCTTGTTCAAGGCCGGCAGGTTTTTCAGGAAGCGTTGCTTGAGTTCCTTACCGATCTTCGCCTGTTGAACCGGCGAGGACAGAGGAGAAACGATCTTGCCGATCTTCTCATCGCCCGCGCCGTAAAGGAAAGCGTAAATAAAGGTCTTCGCCGTATCACGCGTTTCCAGTTCAGCAAGGCGCTGATTTTCGGAGTGGATGTCACCTTCGAGCAGAACTTGACCGTAGGCACCGCCATCATACTTGGCCATTTCATGCGCCAAGCAACGAAGTTCGATACCCGCCAAGTCGGACCCTACCAGACGCCAGCCCTCGAACACCGTGAACAGCGAGCGGCATTCATAGCCCCAGCCGCCCTTGAGTCCGAGAATGATGACCTCGAACATGCGGTCATCGCCAGCCTTGGCCTTGCCCTTCTCGACGATCGCTTCACCGGCCTGATAGGTCGGCGGCAGCAGGTGCCAGTCATCACACCGCTGGTGATCGACCATCACGAGCACCGGGCCACCACGGAAGTTCGCGTTCGGCCGGACGATGCCGGTCGGGTTGGCGATGCGGCTAAGCTGTCCGTAGCTCGCCTTCTTCTTGCGGACCGCCGGCACCTGAGCGAGGTTCGGGAATGCGTGGGTCGCACGCGTCGTCACCGCGCCGCAGGGGTTGGTGTAGGCGTGGATGCAGCCGGAGGTTTCGTTGTAGACCTTGAGCCATGCCTGCTTGCCGTCGGCCAACTGGCCCATCAGCTTGCGGATGGCGAGCAGATCGGCAAGGTCTTCGGCGACAGGGAAGCGGTCGATAATACGCCGCAGGATCACGTCGTTGGCTTTGACGTTGCCCTTCTCGGTATAATCTTCGTCTTCTGGAATCCATCCCAAGTCCTGCAAGCGATCGGTGATCTGCTGGCGGCTGGTCGGCTTGAATTCCTGCCAAGTGATGGGCGTGAACCACGCGCCTTCGCTGTAGCGGGGACGCAGCGGGTCCTTGAACTTCGCGGCGGCCTTGCCCTTCTGTTCCGGGTAGCCATACCAGCGCAGGTCTTCGACATCCTCCTCGGACTCGTAGAAGCGCGGGAACTCGCCGCCCTTGACGTTCCGGCCGATCGGAGGGGTGTCCATCCGCTTCTTGGGAATGATGCGGCCGGGGAAGCTGATCGCCAGCTTCTCTTCGAGGCGCTTCTGTTCGACGACCAGTTCGGCCGCCAGAATGCGAGCGCGCGGCGCGTCAAACGGGAAGCCGTTATCCTGCTGGCGAGCCATGAGGTCGGCCAAGCGATGCTGGACGTAAACGGCGTCAGGGGCCGCTTCCCGGCTCTCGATCATCTTGACCAAGAGCATGGTAACGTCCACGTCGTTCTCGCAATACGATTCAAGCTCTTCCGTCCAGCGCCCCCAGACCCAGAAACGCATCTCGTCGGAGTCTTTGGCGTAGCCGCGCGCTAGGCCCTCGGCTTCCTTGATCGCCTTGTAATCGCCCTTGTAGAGGCCGAGGCGTTGGCCCCAGCTATCGAGCGTGTGCTTGCCGATCAGCTTGCCGTCGAGCTTACCACCTTCAAATAGCCGGTAGTCTTTTTCTTTCTGATCGGGAAATAGTAGGCGCGCAAGCACCAGAGTGTCGCGAATACGCGCCTGTGGTGACCAGCCGAACAAATATTCCAGCATAGGGATGTCGTATGCAAGAATGTTGTGCCCCCAGATTTCCTCAGCGTCGTCGAGCAGCGCGAAGAGTTTGGGGATGGTGTTCTCGCGCTTGTTCTTGCGGAACACGAAGCGCTGACCGGTGTCGTAGTCACGAACGACGACGCAGTGACAGACCGTGACCTGATCCAACAGGCCGTCGGTTTCGGCGTCGAAGACTAGCCGGCGATGCTTTTTAGGCTTGAGCTTCATAGAAGGATACGATGGCTTTCAATTGGTCGAGAGAGGCGTTCGACTTGAGGCGGTTGGCGAGCCAACTCACGACAACGACGTTGCCTTTGACATACCCAAGGGTATTATCGATGCGGTCTAGCGAGGGACTGTTGTCTTGCTTACGCCCAGACCCGCGCTCTAATGGGAAACCGAATACCGGACAGCGATCCGGTATTGTTATGTCGGAGGCAGTAATATCTATGGACAGGCCCAGCTTCTTAGCACGCTCACGGGCGGCGAAGATCATAGTTGCTTCTGGGTTCCTAGCTCGCCAATCCTTAACTGCTTCACGCTGCGTGGCGGGATTTTCTTCTCGCCACCGCTTGTTATTGCGGTTCTTCTGCTCGCGGTTTTCCTTCTGGTAGCGCGCCGTCCGGTCGATGACCTTCTCTCGGTTCGCTTGATAATATGTTTGGTCGAGCTTCCGCTTCTGCTGGGTGGCGTTCGTCATCGTAAAGCAGAACTGTCCATGAATGTCAAGTGAGAATGGCGGTCACGGGCAGCAGCGCGGGCTTCCTCCACAATAGCTCATATCCGGGTCGAAACCGTCTTCGTCAGGATCGCAGGGATATTCGTAGGAGCGATCGCATCCCCGGCAGGTCGCCATGATCTTGCCGTCGGATTCCCACAGGCCGTCGGGCAGCATCGTTTCGGGTTCAGGGGCGTTGGCTTTTTCCATGATGGACTCGCAATGACAGGGAAGAGGGACGCACCAGCAGACGAGGTCTTTTCCTCGCAGGGCCGACACGTCGAGATCGGGAAGCACCTCGTTCTTGAAGCGCTCAATGACACGGGCGCGGGAGCCATGGGTTCCGCCGATGAAGGGGTTCCCGTATGGCGTCCCGCGCCCGCAATAGATCGCGCCCTTGGGGATTGGGATGCGATGCTTGTGCCGCAGATTATAGAGACGCGGCATCAGGTCGTGCGCGGCTCATCATCGTCATCATCGTCGCGGTCCAGCCAGTCGTAGATGACATCCACGATCATGGAGCCGGCGACGAAGATGGCGAGCAAGGTCAGGGCGTCCATGCTCCGCTCGAAAGCGTCATAGGTCGAGGGCAAGCTGGCCTCCTTCGGTTACGTCAAAGGGTTCGGGTTCCGGGGAAGGCGCGTCGAACTGGACATAGCCGGCGTCCTTCGACATCTCGCGGGCGATCTGCTCGAAGAAGGTGTGGTAGCCATAGTCATGGCAGACCACGACGCCGTCGAGCATCCCGAAGTTCCCGTAGTGGATGTCGGCGAAAGCCTTGGGGATCACCCCTCCCCGCGTCCGGGTCAGCGCCGCTTTGAAATCCTTGTCACACTGGAACGGCTGGGTGCGCCCCTGCACCAAGACGTTGCCATAGGAGTCGATGTCGTAGCAGGGCGCGAACCAATCACGCACCGGCCAGTCCTTCAATTCCTGCCAGATCAGGTATTCGGTCTGGTTGTGAAAGGTCTTGCCGGAATGCTCGACCTTGAGGACTCGCGTCTTGTCATGCAAGATTTCATAGACATGGCGCGAAGCCCCACGGCCGATACATTCACCGACAAAGATATTCAGCGTCGAGTTCTTGAGGTTGATTACCTCGTCGGTGATGTGCATCAGTAGGCTCGCTCGAACAGGATCACGGTCATCGGCGTGTCCGGGTTGGCCTCCGGGTATTTCTCCCGGAGCCAAGCCATCGCCGCTTCATCACTCCCATGGCCCGCCCGACGCGCATGGACATCGGCGATCCCGATCAGCGTCGTCTTGATCACCGACGAGACGAACACCGTCAGCGGGAGATAATTCCCGTTGGTCGCGGCGAACGTCATGCGACCGGGTTCGATCTTCCGGTCGCCGATACGGATGCTGGCAGTGATGGAGCCGTCGAGGACGCCCGGAAAAAGGGCGTCGTCGAGCAGCAGGTTGGGAGTGCTGGCGTCAAGCATCTGCGGTCGGAGCCTCCAAGTGGCGGCTGCGGATGCAGAGGTCGAGATCGTTGGTGATCTGAGCCAAGACGAACTGCGTCGGGTTGGGGACGCAGTCGAGCATGAACTCGTCGAACTCGATCTGGCCGGTGAAGGTGTTATCCATTTCGATCGTGATTCGCATCGGTATTATCCTGAATGTTGTTGTAGAAAGCCACGATTGATTGAAGTTCAGCCAAAGTAGCGTCGGATTTGATACGGTTGGCTCGCCAGCTA